ATATTAGATTCTAAGACTACTAGGAAGAAATTCATGTTATCATTGGAAAATTTGGCTTGGGCAGACAATTTGGCAGATTTACCTTTATTTGAAATTGGACCAGGTGATCCATTAACAGGTACTAAGGGTAGGATAATGTGGTTCCCACCATATGAATTAACATTTGATGAGAATACTAGTGCCAATTGGACACAAACTGAGTTTATCGGTAGAAGTGAACCTGTTTACACATATAATAATTCCAAAAGAAGTGGGTCACTATCATTTAAAATAATAGTCGATCACCCAAGAGTAATAAATTGTTACAGAGGAATGAATAATAACCTTGTTGAGCGTTTCTTTGCGGGTTGTGTCACACCTGAAGATTTTATTAGGGCGTTGGAGTGTGCAGTACCACAAACAGATATCGATGAGGTTGAGAAAAAAATATATGAAAAGGAAAAACCAAAAATAAATATACCTGAAAAAGAACAAAAGAAAGGAACAGTTAACTATGTAGAGAATTGTACTGAGACAACAGAAAATTGTAAGGCAACTAGAAAAATTGATGAATCAGGATTTAATAAACTAAAAATAGAAGTTTTAGAATTTATAAAAAAACAATTAAGTAACACTAATCCTAAAGTTTTAATAACACTTAATGGTTTTGCAAGTATTGAGGTGGCAAGAAATGATATATCACCAGCTCAACCAGTATCATTAGCAGACTCATTTTCTAAAGATTTAAAAGATAAACTTACTACATTTTTACAACAGTCATTAGATGTAAAAACATTTAAAAACATATCACCTATAAAAATAGAACCTGGTAAAGCTATAGAAACTGATAACATAGAAGATTATAGAGTAGATGTATTAATGGAAAATGACACAGAAAATTCTACAGAAGCGCTACCTCCAGAAAAAGGTGAGGGAGATCCTGAACCAATAGATCCTGTAGAGGCAATCAACTTAATTGATAATCTAATTATTGATGAGGGACCTTATTTTGATTTTATTGATGCAAATTACCCTAATTACTTTAAAACTATTTCTGAAAAAATTAGATACTTTCATGCAGGTTTTCACAGTATAACACCTGAAGGTTTTAATAGTAGGTTAACATTTTTAAATCAATGTATGAGACAGGGTCCTAGTATCTATGATAAAAACACTACTAAAGATGGTGTAGAGGTTGGGGTACAACCACAAAACCTTTCATTTGGTAGACCACCAATCTGTATTTTAAGAATAGGTGATTTCTTCCACACCAAAGTAGCAATAAACACATTATCTATAACATATGATGGACCTAAGTGGGACACTAATCCTGAAGGTATTGGGGTTCAACCTATGATTGCGACAGTTTCACTTAGTATTGATTTAATTGGTGGACATTCATTAGTTGGTCCAATTAATAGATTACAAAACGCAGTTTCATTTAATTATTACGCAAATACAGAAATGTATGATGTTCGTTCTGATACAATTGAAGATGGTAAAATAAAAGATGGTGTTAAATTAGGGCAATTAAAAGAAAGGTTAATTGGTAAGGATACGGTTCAGACTATATATGGTAGTTTAAAAACACAAGATACTATCGATCAAGTAAAACAAGATGAAAAAAATACTAGTACTGAACAAGTTGAGTCGGATAATCCTATTGAAATAACAATTAACGACACTGAAATTATGTCAACAACTAGAGGGAATAAGTTACCAAGTGAAACGAACCCAACTGATAAAGAAAACAGTGCAAATGAAAATAATGAAATGAAAATGATAATAAAAGTTGGTGGTGAAAATAAAGAAGTTGGACCTAAAAATGATATAAAAATAAGTGAACCATTATCTTCATTTACTAAATTGGCGGACCCTAATAAAATTAAAGATTATGATAATAAAATAACTACTGCGGAAAATGTGTTAACTACTGCAAAAACAACTTTTGAGGCAAATAAAAACCAAGCAACCGAAAAGGCAGTTAAAGATGCGGAATTTCAAGTCAAAAATATAAAGAGTAATAAAGATATATATTTAAACGGAGTAGAGACAAAAATTAAAGTAGAGGCATACTTTACTAAAAATAAAAGTAAGACAAAAGTTCAGAAAGACTTTACTGTTACTGCAAATGGGATAAAATAATACTATGGGAAAGGAATATTACGACAGATATCAAAGTTTTAAGTTTGATGGTAAATACTTACCATTACCTTATATAATACTACCTACAAAAAGTAGTGATAAATCAGTGGTTTATAGTACACTTACGTCACGTTTAGATAAATTAAGTCAAAAGTATTATGATAACCCATATCATGGTTGGTTAATATTATTGGCTAACCCACAATATGGTGGTGTTGAAGAAAATATTGGTGATAAAGAAATAATAAGAATACCTTTTCCTTTGAGAGATAGTTTACAACAATACATCGATCAAGTAAATAAATACTTGACATTGTATGTCCAAAAACAATAAAATATGGATAATAATGTTCAAGAAATAGGATCTAATAAAGGTAATGAAAAAAATACGGGAAGTGTTTTTGTTGTTGACCCAAACCCACCTGGTATGGACATTGTTCCACCTGAAGACTTATTCATATATGTTAAATTTTCTGCGTATCCTAGAAGTAGAACAACTTATGGTGGAAATACGTTGGCGGGTGATCCAATAATTTTTAATAGTGGAGTGGTAGATGAAGTCAATTTCATATCCACTAAAATAAGTTATAATGATGCAGGAAAATTAGATCCTGCACTACAAAAAAGTTATGCAACAACTGAATGGACACAAATTGGCGGATTAAACAATTCTGAAACAAGAAGTGCGGGAGTATTAGAAGGTTTTGGTATTAAATCAATAGACATTAAATACAATGCTAGTTTAGTTCCAGTAGTTGATATTACATTTACCGATGTAAGAGGTGGTGCATTATTCGATGTTATTGAGGATAATGATAGGTTATCTCCATATAGTATATTTTTTAAAATGCCGTATCCTGTTTTTAGACTTTCAGTAAAAGGGTATTTCGGACAAAAAGTAGATTATTGTTTACATATGACTAATTGGACATCTAATTTTGATGGTCAAACAGGTAATTTTGATATAACTGCCAATTTTTTAGGATTCCAACAAGCCTTTCTCAATGATATGGTTATGGGGAATATTATTGGTGTAGTTAATACGGAAAGAGGTTTTGCGAATTTAAATAGAATTTTTGATGAAAGAATTAAACAATCAACTGGAGGATTCACTAATGGTGTAACCACACAAGATGGTTTAAACATTAGAAAAGTAGACGATTTTATGACTAAAATTGGTAAACTACAGGTAGAAACTGAAGTAATAAAAACAGATTCAAATAGTTTCCAATTTCTTAAAGATTTAAATGGTAAATTAAACTTATTAAAAACTATTCGTACTTTTATTGGTAATAGTTTACCTAAAGAACCAAACAATAATAATGGTGGTAGTATTGAAAATAATGTAACTGACAGTAAACCATTTATTCAGTTAGAGAATAATAAGAATGTTATAGAAACAACTACTATAAAAGACGATGAACTTAAAGTAAAAATTAACTATTTTTCTATAAGGGATTATATAGTTTTCAATTCTGTCAATAGAGGTGCGTTTAAATCATATATCACAACATTAAGTGATATAATAAAAAAATATCAAGAATATCTTTCTTCCGATAAAAGAATAGAATATAAACCTACTAATACTTTATCAGAAGCAAAAGAAAAAAACCAAAAAAAGATTGAAAAAATAAGTGGTAGTGAAAATAAGGCGAATGCGAAGGATCAAGAATTAATTAATTCATTTCCTAATATTTTATCAGAAAATGCATGGGAAGATTATATAGTGTCACCTACAAAAGATACTAATGGAAAGATATCGGGAACAACATATAATAATGTTTTGGATTTATTTTATTTAAGTGGTGGAACAAATAATCTTTACTTACTTAATAGTTATGATGGTGATAAATCAGGAAAAAATAACTCATTTAATATAGAATTATTTAAAAAATTAGTAAATGATGGTACTTTCTATTCCCCTACTATGGGTAAAAATTCACAAGTTTTGGTTGCGGATTTTAGGAAACAAAGAGAGTTAGTTGAGTACTCAATAATAGAATTAGAAGAAATTATAAAGATACAAAGGGAAGTAGTTCAGTCAGAAATAAATGAACAATTATTAAAAAATTTCAAAGATAAGTTTGGGTTTAAACCTACAATAGATAATTGTTTTGAGATTATTGCGAATAATACTCAGGCAATGGTTGAGACTATTTATGATATAAGTTTTGAGTCTGAACAAAAAAGTAAGTCTAATAGTAGGAGTTCTATTTTAAGTAGATATAGTACTGATATTCCTACAGGTATTAATAGTGCTGCTTGGCCCTCAATATATCAAAATAATACCGATGGTAGTTCAGAAGAAATTTATATAGGTGAAGTATCAGGTATAAACCCTAATGATTTCCCTGAATGGGGATTTACTGAAGAAGTGTTTGATATTTTAGTTTCAAAAAGAAAAACACTAGAGGAAGTTACTAAGGCTACTACTTTAAAAAATGGTTTAGATACGGATAATTGGTTCCCTATTAACCCAATTGATTATAACACAAACCCATGGTTAAAAATTAATACATTAAACGATATTAATTCTATTAAAGAAGAATTGGTAGAAAAATTTATTGTTAGATCAGTAGTTTTAGATAATTATTCATTATTTGATAAAGACACTGGTTTAAAATCAATTAGTGATTATTCAAAATTCGAGGCAATTGCTGCCAATAGAACCATATATTCAAAAAATGTTAGAGACATTATAACTAATTTGTTGAATGAAATGGATAGAGATAGTAGTGTCTATGAAAATACAAATTTTTATAAAGATAATGTTATTAATGATAACGATTTACTTCTATTAAAAGAAGAAACCGCATTACCAAAAATCGATGGATTTAATATAAGTGGTAAATATAATTCAGAAGCAGAATATATGCTCTTTGATGTTAACGGAATTATTAATAATTCAAAAAACTTATTTAAAGAAATAAGGGAAGATTCACTCTATGGTAATTTAACAGATGAAAAAAATGGAAATGGTATAAACAGAAAAGAAACAGGACCTTTATTCTACAAAAACTTTTATAGCAAGTCTAATAATTTAACGACATATAATTCGTTTAATGTTTGGGATTTAGAAGTATGTAAAAACTTACTAAAATCAAGTGGGGATATTACTGGAGACTTAAACAAAACAATACTAGAGGATTATAACCCTTCTGGTGGTACATATGGTAGTAAATATATTAATATATCTAATTTTAAAAGTAAAACTGCGAATGCATTTGAGGATTTAATAACTGATAGTCCTTTTTATAAACAACAATTAAGTAATTATAGTAGGGCATATCTTTTATTATCTACATTCCCTTTCAGAGATTTTAAAGAAGGATTTTTGAATTCAGTTTTTTCTGGTAATAATTTTGTTGGTGCAAGAATTGTAAATCTACCTAAAATGTATATCTATTTTATTGGTAGTATATTGTGGAGATATGGGGAATCTTTAGATCCATTAGTAAATGTTATTAGTAACGGAAAAGATTACTCAGAATTTATAACTCCAAAAGATGAATACTTATCTAAAATAGGGTATAATACTAAGCAAAAATCTATAGAAGAAAATTTAAAAACTTTACCTATATCTACAAAAATAACATTTATAAATGAGTTTAAAAATTGGGTAGATAATCAAAATTTTAATAATACGTTTAATGGTACCTTTGAAAAGAATGTTAATACGTTAGTATCAACGTTAAACTCGGTAAGTGGTAGTACCAACGATGTTAACTCATCAAAATCATATATTTTAAGTACACTTAAAGAAACAACTGATATGATTATATTAAACCCAGACATATTTAATAATAAAAATGTTCCTGTAGGTTTAAAAATTTCTAACAATAGTATTAAAGAATATATAAAAAGTTTTAAAGAATCGTTTACTAAACAAGAACAGACAAATAAAAATGGAAATAGTACGAATACTGAAGAAGTAAAACAAAGTGAAAATAAAAGTACAGTAAAGTTAAAATTACAATTATATAATTATTTTAAAAACATAAATAGTAAATGGGTTGGTTCAGATAGAAAAGGATTTAATATTTGTGGTGGAAATTCTGAAACACCATTAATTGACTATTTTAAATTTATTGATAGAGGTTGGAATGATATAGGTGATAAGGCAACATTTAATTTAAAAAGTTTTCTAACCTTAGGTAGTAATTTAGATACTAGTGTTTATTTCTTTATGTCCAAACTATTAAGAGATAGTAATTTCCTTTTCCAGATATTACCAACTTACATTAATTATAAAAGTGGTGTTGAGGTTGCTAAAATATTTAAACCACAAACAACATTAGATAGTAATAAATCACAAGGTCCAATATTTTGTTGTATATATATCGGAGGAGCGTCACAGGCTTTAGATATTAAAGAAAGAAATAATAACTTTTTTGCTAATGATGGTTATAGTTTTCCGAATCCTAATGATCCAACTAGTAAAAATGACTCACCTCCAGACATAATTAATAATGGACAAAATTCTTTAGTCGCCTTTAGAGTTGCATTTGGTGCACAAAACCAAACAATTTTCAAAAATGTTTCCTTAAGTCAACAAGAACATAGAGAAACTGGTGAGTATTTTAAGGCTTTATCAGATTTAGTGGATAAACGAGGTGGTACTCAAAAAACATATGTAGGAACTGATTTACTTAGATTATTTAAAACTAGGTCATATACCTGTAAAGTTGACTCTATGGGTTGTATGAATATACAACCATTAATGTATTTTGACTTACAAAACGTACCATTTTTTAATGGGGCTTATTTAATAACTAGTGTTAGTCATAACATTAGTCCAAACCATATGACAACTAATTTTGAAGGTGTAAGGCAATCAAAGTTTATTTCTGCACCAAACACAGAAATTACTGCTGACTTAGATATAGATTTAAATGAAATAAGTGATGTACCTAAAATAGAATTTACTAATTTAACTACTGTTTCAGGATTTGGTGTAAGGGAAGATATTGAAGGTGGGGATGATTTTGATTTTGATACTAATTTTACAAATGGAGGTTTAATTAACTTCAGAAATTTAGGAGTTACAAACTATACTGATGCGGAATTAACTTCACTAATAAGTTCATTAACGCAACAATTTAAAAGTAATCAAATTATAAAAAATACTCAGGTTACTATGTTGTTATCTGCAATGTTAGCAAATTCAGAAAACTTTTTAAATAAAGAAATGCCTTGGGACGATCCTAAAAAGGAAGAACATGTAGTTAAATTCCCATCTAATGATTCAATAGCATCTGGACAAACTAGATATTATAATAGTGTTACTGGATTAGGTATTTTAGCATCAACCCCAACCGCAACCACAGGTTTAGACAATAAAAAAGCCTATCAAATTGCTGGAAATCCAACACTAAACGAATATAAAGAAAACGACAACATAGAGGCTAAGAAAAAAGAAATTAATGAAAAGATAAAAACTTTTAATCCGTCAATACCATCAGAAGCGGAAAAAATAAAACTATTAAATGAAGCCTTAACTAAATTAAAAAAAGAGGATGAATCACAAATAAAAGTATTAGATTATTATAATATTTTTGATGGTGATGCATATAGATTTAGACCTAGAGGTTTCCTTTATATTGTTGGAAGAAAACAATACTTTCAATTGTATGAAGAATTTAATAAAAGTGGGGAAGTTTCAATAACAAATCCATTTAGGTTAAGTGATAGTGTTGATAGTGCAATACAGACTTCTATTGTACAATGGAAATACTTTAAAGGTTTAAAAGGTAACAATCCACAAACTTCTTATTTTTACACATCACAAAAAAATAACGGTACTTTGGCAACATATAAAAAATGTCTTGACACTGCTCACCAATTCTCGCCACCTAAATCTGATAAATCAATAGAGACATTCCAAAATGTACTTACAATTTTTGTTGGTAAAGACGGTCAACCGTTAATAGATTACTTTAAACCAGCATAAAACTTAACTTTTTAAAAAAAAATCACTATATTTGTATTATGAATATAGGTAATATAGTAACTAAGACTAAATTAAACGTTGATAATTTCAATGTGTGTGATGATTTAGAATCTATTAATAAAGGATTACCAACACTTATAATTGGTAGAAAATTATCTAAAGAATTGTTAGGTGAAGGAATATCTATAATTCATAAAAATATAAGTAATAACCTATTTTGGACTTTTGATCAAACAGAAAGAAAATCTGATTTTGAAAGTGATTTTGAACAATTTAAAGAATATTGTTTTGATAAATTTGGTGAAAACATCCCTTATGTTTTTTTAGATATACTCTATGGTAGTAAAAGAGTAAATTATAGAATAATAAAAAAAATATTGTCTCTTAGTTCACCAGTAATTTATTTTACAGAAAACGGTATGGTTTACATATACAGTGAAAATATAATATTTGGCATAGATTTAAATGTTTTAGAATATTTCGAAAATAAAAAAGATAAGATAATAAGTAGAATTAAAAGGATAAATGATATTACTTTGGTAGATCATAAGATATTTAATAAATGTAAGGATTTAATATACAAACTAAAAAATAAAAATAGATATGTCCCTTACATTTATGGAAATGGAGACGAGCGGTAAAAATATAACATTAGCATCTTTTGTATATCAGGATAAATTAGAAAGTTTTAAAAATTATTTATATAAAAGATTTGGAATCAAAGAAAAAAACATATTTCAATATAATTTTGAAGAATTAAATAAAAATATTTTAACCTTTATGGTTAAGGTTGAACAAGATCAAAAAGTGGAAACATCTTCATTTTTCCCACCAACAATAATAGTCCACAAAAAGGGAGAGTGTTTTTATACTATTAATGCATTAAATAAGTTAATAGAAAAAATAAGTGAACACGAAGTTGGTAATCTAGATTATAAAAATGTTAAAATAAATTGGGACGATTATCAAAACAAAATGATAATAGTTAAAAACGATGAATTAAAAATTATCGACATAAAAAAACATTTTTCTTAATTTCACAATATTTATATAATAAAAGTATTATGGAAACAAATAGAGATACTAAAAAAAACGATAATTTAGAAAAGTCACTTAACGATTTTTTAAATGATAACAACGCAAAAAAAGAAGATTGTGTTGGAGAAGAATGTCTTATTAATGATGGAAAAGAAATTGTAGAGAGAGTGAATAAGATATATAAAACTAATGACGGTAGACAACTAATAATGTGATATGAACAAAAAAGTACTTTCTGAGGAATTAAAAAGATATAAACAATTATTGGAGTACACATTTTATGTACCTGAAAATGAAAAAGATGTGAACGGTACACTTCTTACAGATGATCAATACATTACAGAGCAGGATCCTGCGGGTGATGAAGATACAGAAGGGGATGATCCTTTTATGTCGTTAGGTGGTGATGAAACTGCACCTGAAGCTGGTGCGGAAACTGCACCTGAAGCAGGTGGAGAAACACCTGAAACTGATCCATTGGCAGATGATGCGGAAGTAGAAGATGTTGATGCGGATGAAACTGCAACTGAAACTCCTACGGCTAGTACAGAAACTGGTGAAGAATCTGTTGAAATAGATGTGACTGATATCGTAGACAAAACTGAAGCGACTAAATCTTCTGTAGAAGGTATGAGTAGTAAAATGGATGAGTTGTTGGGTAAATTATCTGAATTAGAAAATCAAGTTTCTGGTATGGATAATGTGATTAATAAAATCGATGAGTTAGAAAAACAAATTGAAAAAAGAAATCCAACACCTGTAGAAAGATTAGAGATGAGATCTATGGACTCATTCCCATATAGTATTAAATTAACTGATTTCTGGAAAGACAAAGAAGGTTATGAGGCAACCGAAGACGAAGAAGAGTTTGTCCTTAAACAGAGTGATGTTGATAACTACAACGAAAAAGATATTAGAAAATCTTTCCAATTCACAAAAGACGAAGAAAATAACTAAAAACCCCGATTTTTATTGACTTTTAGGAATATCTTTAGTATATTTGTATATAATTTAAAATTTTTATACAATGAGTAATACTTTAGATGCAATTCTGTCTCAGTACGAAAAAAACACTGAGCCAGCGAAAAGTGGTAAAAAACTCTCTAATGAAGACAGACTTAAAAAGTACTTCAGTGAGAAACTACCTAAAGGGGTAAAATCCCACACAAAAACATTCCGAATCTTACCTACAAAAGATGGTAGTTCTCCATTTACGGAGGTTTATTATCATGAAAAATTAGTTAATGGTAATTGGGATAAAATTTATTGTAACCATTTAAACGATGGTGAACACTGTCCACTATGTGAGGCTAAAGACGCCTTATATGAAGATGGTTCAGAAAAGGCTAAGAAATTGGCGAAAGACTTCATACCTAGAAAATTCTATGTAGTTAAAGGTATTGATAGAGAGAATGAAGATCACGGAGTTAAATTTTGGAGATTTAAGCACAAATATACTGGTGACGGTATTATGGATAAAATCATTCCTTTATTTAAATTAAAAGGTGATATTACTGATCCTAGAGAAGGTAGAGATATTATCATCACTACAGGTAGAAATGACAAAAATTTTAGTGTTGTAAATTCTATTATGGCTGACGATTCATCTATCCTTACTAAGGATAAAGAAAAGGCGAATGATTGGTTTAACAACGATGAAACACACAGAGATGTTTATTCTAAAAAGTCTCAAGAGTATTTAGAAATTGTGGCTACTAATAAAACACCTATTTGGGATTCGGAACAGAAGAAGTTCGTTGCAGAAGAAGACAAAGAAGAAAAAGAAACTGCGTCTTTAACTGATGAAATCAATATGATGAGAACTGAAACTTCTAAGTCATTTGAATCTGAATATGATAGTGAAGATGAAGATACTGATTTTGGAGTAACTTCATTAGATAGTGATGATGACGAATTACCGTTTTAATATATAATATGGCGAAACAACCACTAAAGAAAAAAGCATCTGATTTTTCGTCTATAAGAAAGAAGTTTTCCTCTAGTGAAAAGTACAAAGAACAAAGGTACTTTGATCTAGGGGAAGCCTTTCAGAAGGCGACTGGTCTACCAGGACCTGCTATGGGTCAGATTAATATGCTTCTAGGTCATTCAGACACTGGAAAAACAACTGCACTTTTACAGACTGCGGTAGATGCACAGAAAAAAAATATTCTACCTGTTTTCATCATAACAGAACAAAAATTTAGTTTTGAACACGCTAAACAAATGGGTTTAGAAACTGAATACATTGAAGAAGTTGACGAAGAGACAGGAGAAGTTTCTGCATACTGGGACGGATTCTTACTTTATAAGTTAGGATTCGATTATATCGAACAAGCGTTTGATTATGTAACCGAAGTATTGGACGCACAAAAAAATGGTGAAATTCCACACGACATTGTGTTTTTGTGGGATTCTATTGGTACGATACCTTGTCAAATGAGTTTTGACGGTAAAGGTGGTAACCAACATACTGCGAGAGTTATATCTGAAAAATGGGGTATGGGATTGGCACAAAGGATAACATCTTCAAGAAAAGAAAGTTATCCATACACCAATACTATGGTTTTCGTAAACCAACCATGGGTTGCTTTACCTGATAATCCATTTGGACAACCAACAATTGCACCTAAAGGTGGTAATTCTATTTACCTATCTTGCGCATTAGTATTTTTGTTTGGAAATCAAAAGAGTTCTGGTGTATCTAAACTTTCTGCAACTAATAAGGGTAGAAAAGTTAATTTCGCAATTAGAACTAAAGTGGGTATCCATAAGAACCATATGAATGGTTTAGGTTACGCAGATAACAAAATACTTGCAACCACACACGGTTTCATTGAAGATGATAAAAAAGACATTGATAAATACAAATCTGAGAATAAAGATTATTGGGCAGAAGTATTTGATGGTGTATTTGATGACACATCTTTTGATGTAGTTGAAGACAACGTAATTGAATCTCCTGTAGATTATTCTGACGATTGATTGTTGAACCTTCAATAAAGAATGTGTGAAATTCCCAGAAAAAAAGAAAAAATTTAAAAAAACACTTGTTGTTGATGGTGACTCGTTGATTAAAACCGCCTATCATGGGGCTAAGGATCTTTATTATAAAGATACCCATATAGGTGGGATTTTTCAATTCCTAACTATGGTTAGAAAAATGTTAAACGAGTATAAATTTGATAGAGTGTATGTTTTTTGGGATGGACAATTCAGTGGTAGATTGAGATATGATATCTACAAAGAATATAAATCTAATAGAGATAAAGATTTCTATAATGAACAACCACCTTCTGATTTAGAATTATATCTACAAAAAGAAAGGGTTATTGCTTATTGTGAAGAACTATTCATACGACAATATAGAGATGAAATTACAGAAGCCGATGATTGTATCGGACACTATGTTCAAAATATGTCTGAAGATGAGAAAGTGGTTATAATGAGTAATGATAGAGATTTATGTCAACTAATAGGTGAAAGGGTTGGTGTATATGTAATTAATCTAAAAAGGATTGTCACACAGGACAATTATTTAACATATTTTAATCACCACCCAACAAATCTTAAATTAATAAAAATCATTACTGGTGATACTAGTGACAATATCAAAGGTATACAAGGTATCAGTGAAAAAACTTTAGTTAATTTTTTTCCAGAAATTAAGGAAAAAACTTTGACTTTAGAATATATTTTTAGTAAAATTGTAAGTATACAAAATGAAAGAAAAAATAGATTGAAATCACTTGATAACATACTAAATAGAGTTACCAAAGGTTCTCAAAAAGATAAGATTTTTGAAATAAATGAAAGAATTATAAATCTAGGTAATCCCTTATTAACAGAAACAACTAAAACAGAATTAGATAACGTTTTTAACACCCCAATAGATCCTGAAGGAAGGGAAGTAAAAAATGTAATAAAAATGATGTTAGAAGATGGGTTAATGATGGCAATACCTGGAGGTAGAGATGGGTATATAAATTTTTTACAACCATTCCTATCGATAATAAAGAAAGAAAAAAGTTATTACAGTCAAAATTATGAATAAAGAAATGAAAAAAAGTTATCAAAGTTATCCGTATGAATTTTTATTTATGATTAACGGAAACCCAATCGTAGGTAGAAATTTTAATGTTAAAAATTTCAATAGAGACTCTCTATTATCTTACGAAATAAAAGAAACTATAGATAGTGTAGTAGATGTTATAAAAGAACATTTTAAAAATAATACATATGATTATATGGAAAAGTATTATAACTTCTATACTACGGCAGAGGAAACTGAAAAGGTTGACATATATGAAAACGAAGACTTCTTTACTTTACAATTAAAAGTGAAAGACAGAGTTATATGTGAAAGAATTTTTAGTGGTAACGATTACCCACCAAACGTGAGATATGACGTAGACATAAGAAAAATTATTCCAAGAATCATCGATTATTTGCAACATGGGTTAAGTATGAAAAATTATACAAAAAATTACTGCGGTTATAACTTAGATGGCATATTTATTAATAACTAAAATCAGATATAAGAATGGCGAAAAATGAGAGTATTAACTTAGGCTATTTAGGCTATAGTTTTCAAATAAAGTTAGTTAAACAATTAGTTGAAGATCATAAATTTTCAGAAAGCATCATCTCAATAGTTGATCCAAACTATTTTGATAATGAGTATATGAGACTAATTGTGGCTAGTTTGAAAGATTACTATGAAAAGTATGAAACAATACCTTCTTATGAAACTATCTTTAATCTAATTAAAACACAAGTCCGTAGAGAAATAGCGAGAGAATCGGCAGTTGAATTAATTAAAGAAGTAAAAGAATCTGACAATAAAGACTGTTTACACACCCAAGACGTTGCCATTAAGTTCTGCAAACAACAAGAACTTAAGAAGGCTACACAAAAAATCCAAAAGATTTTAGATAATGGAGATTTTGATAGATATGAAGAGTGTGAAGAATTAGTAAAACGGGCTATAACGGTTGGTACTGAGAAAGACGAAGGTGTTGATATGTTTCACGCTATTGAAGATGTGCTATCGGATGATTTTAGAAACCCTATACCGACAGGTTTAGTAGGAATTGATAATCTTATGGGTGGTGGATTATCTAAGGGAGAATTAGGTGTAATATTGGCAGCATTTGGTGTTGGTAAAACAACCATTATGACGAGAATGGCTAACACCGCATATTTGGATGGAAAGAACGTAGTTCAAATATTTTTTGAGGATAATGTTAAAGTTATTCAAAGAAAACACTTAACTTGTTTCACTGGTATTGATTTAAATGAATTAGGTGATAGAAGAGAGGAAGTTCAAGAAATCATCCCTAGATTCCAAAATCAAGAAGGTAATTTAATTTTAAAGAAAATGTCTAGTGATGGTACAACTGTACCTCATATTAAACAATATCTTAGAAAATTAATTTCTTCTGGTATTAAACCTGATATCGTATTTTTAGATTACATTGATTGTGTACAACCTACTAAACAATTTAAAGATGAGTTTAGTGGTGAAGGTAATGTTATGAGACAATTTGAAACAATGTTGTCTGAATTAGACATTGCTGGGTGGACTGCAGTACAAGGTAATCGTAGTGCGATTGGTGCAGACTTAGTTGAGGCAAATATGATGGGTGGATCAATTAAGAAAGGACAAATAGGGCATTTTATTTTATCCGTAGCGAAGACGTTGGATCAGAAAGAAGAAGGTAGGGCTACATTAGCAGTTCTTAAATCTAGATTTGGTAGAGATGGTGTTGTTTTTACAGACATAGTTTTTGATAATGGTACTTTAAATATAGATACTAGTGAAAGTACAGATGTCACACTTTTACAACATGAAAAGGGACAGAAAAGGAAAGATTCCGATTTTATAGCGAGTACAATTCAAAATAAAAGGAATATACCAATGACTAATAACTGATTTATAAATTAATAAAATGAATGGTTTATCTAATAAACCATTATGGAAACAAACACCCTAATAAATAATAAAAAAAATAAAATAAAAAATGGAGTTATCAAACAAAATTCTATCAGACATTACGGTATATATGAAATATGCAAAATATCTACCTACTGAAAATAGAAGAGAGACTTGGGAAGAGTTAGTTACAAGAAATAAAGAAATGCATCAAAAAAAATACCCTCATATTAAAGATGAAATTGAAGGGGTTTATCAATTGGTGTATGACAAAAAAATATTACCATCAATGAGAAGTTTACAGTTCGGTGGTAAACCTATAGAAATATCACCTAACAGAGTATATAATTGCGCATATTTACCTATTGATCATGTGGACGCATTTTCAGAAACTATGTTTTTACTTTTAGGTGGTACAGGTGTAGGGTTCTCAGTACAAAAACATCATGTTGAGGCATTACCTGACATTAAAAAACCAAACCCTAATAGAAATAGAAGATACTTAATTAGTGACTCTATTGAAGGATGGGCAGATGCAATTAAGATGTTAGTGGAATCTTATTTTGGTATAAAGTCATCGACGCCAGTATTTGATTTTTCAGATATTAGACAAAAAGGGGCATTATTAGTAACATCAGGTGGAAAGGCACCTGGACCACAACCGTTAAAAGATTGTATTCACAATATTAAAAAAGTATTAGATGCTAAATCTGATGGTGAAAAATTATCATCTATTGAGGTTCACGATATAGTTTGTCATATTGCAGATGCGGTATTGGCTGGTGGTATTAGAAGAGCAGCATTAATTAGTTTATTTAGTGCGGATGATAATGAGATGATTTCGTGTAAATCAGGTAACTGGTGGGAATTGAATCCACAAAGAGGAAGGGCGAATAACTCAGCAGTATTACTTAGACACAAAATTACAAAAGAATTTTTCTTAGACTTGTGGAAGAGAATTGAATTATCAGGAGCAGGTGAACCAGGAATTTACTTATCTAACGATAAAGATTGGGGTACTAACCCTTGTTGTGAGATTGGTTTGAGACCATACCAATTCTGTAATTTATGTGAGGTAAATGCTTCAGATATTGAATCTCAAGAAGATTTTGAAATCAGAGTTAAGGGTGCCGCATTTATTGGTACACTACAGGCTGGTTATACTGACTTCCATTACCTAAGAGATGTTTGGAAAAGAACTACAGAGAAAGACGCATTGATTGGTGTCGGTATGACAGGTATTGGTTCTGGAGTAGTTTTAGGCTATGATATGAAATTAGCGGCAAAGGCAGTAAAAGAAGAAAACGAAAGAGTTGCAAAATTAATTGGTATTAATAATGCGGCTAGAACTACAACAGTAAAACCTTCAGGTACATCATCTTTAGTTTTAGGTACTTCATCAGGCATTCACGCTTGGCATAATGACTATTATGTTAGAAGAATTAGAGTTGGAAAAAATGAGGCTATTTATACTTATTTGTCTGTTAATCATCCTGAATTAATAGAGGATGAAATATTCAGACCTCACGATACTGCAGTTATTTCTATACCACAAAAATCACCTGAAGGATCTATTTTAAGATACGAATCCTCTTTTGATTTATTAGAAAGAGTAAAAAAAGTATCTCAAGAGTGGATTAAACCAGGACATAGAAGTGGACAAAATAGTCATAATGTATCCGCAACAATTTCTTTGAAAGAAGATGAGTGGGAATACGCTGGTGAATGGATGTGGGAAAACAGAAAATTCTATAATGGATTATCAGTATTACCATATAATGGGGGGACGTACCAACAAGCACCTTTTGAGGATTGTGATGAACAAACTTATGAAAAAATGATGAAGTCTTTAAGTAACTTAGATTTAACTAAAGTTATTGAACTACAGGATAATACTAACCTTTCTGGCGAAGTTGCTTGTGCTGGGGGAGCATGTGAAATAGTGTAATTATGAATGTAGGCGCATCTAAAGATTGGGTACAACAATTATATGTTAGAGAGTTCGGACCTAAATTACAACCAGATGAATTCTATTATGATAATCAAGGAAGGATAGTCATGACTGAAGAATACCATAAACGAAGAGGAAGTTGTTGTGGTAGTGGTTGTAAACACTGCCCCTATGAACCTAAACATTTAAAAGGTACAAAAAACTTGAACTAAAAAAAGTCGGAGAAATCCGACTTTTATTTTTTATATAATAAAGAAATCATTTCCTTATCCCTTTCACTAAACTCTTCACTACGACTTTTAAGTATAGTATTTTTTTCATTTTCTATATGACCAAAACCTAAAATATGGAACATTTCGTGCCTAATAGTTATGGGCATACATGAGTATTTTCTACATTCAGTAATATCAATATGTAATCTAACCTTAGTAATTTTTTTACCAGCAACATTAGTATAAGTTATACCTGTAGAATTTTTAACATCCTTCTCACTCCAAGGGAAAAGTTTAATAAAATCATTATCAGTTGTAAAATACATTACAGTATTTGATAATGATATATCATCAACCAACTCTATTTGAACTGTCTCTAAAATAGAATTGAACTCAGTGATTGTCTTTACAATTGTTACTGAATCACTAAAACTACAGTCTCCATAAATGAAAATCTTAATATTATTATTCCATTTTTGACCATTATCTGTGATTAAATTAAACTCAGCCATAGTAAAATTTTTCTGAGAAAAACATAAAATACTATTTAAAAATAAAAGGGTGAAAAGTATTTTTTTCATAGTTGTTAAGTATTTATATAACAAATATAGTATATATTTTTTTAACTGCCAAAAAAATTGGTTAATAGTATGAGAAATTTATTTGAAGAATTAGATAGGATAAAAAATTTAATGGTGTACGAGAAAGGTACACCTATTACTGAAGTAAGTACGAGTGCTGATCCAGAAGGTGACGAACCCACAAAAAATACTGCGGAAAAACCTTCCGAAAACAAAGGAGAAGAATCAAAAACCAAAGAAGACTCTAAAGGTACTGGTGAAGTGGAAGGTAAAAAGGGAGAACCGATATTACCAGATAAAAATGAATGTTTTAAAATAAAAGCCACTGGTAGATTTGTGGTAAATGTACCGAAAGGATCTGCAGCAGTAGATAATTTTTTAACTGAAGTAAGAAATGTTATTAATTCTAATCCAGAATATAAAAAAGGTTTAGATAGTGGTACTATGTATATCAGAGAAATCACTCTTCAAGGATTTGCTAGTAATTATTATGGTGGTGCGGTAGAACCACAATTTGCTAATGATTACTGTAAAAATTGGTCAGTCTTACCTGATCGTGATTATGGTGGTGTATGTACAGAATTTGAATTCAAACCATTCACTGGTAAAAAATTGGCAAAATATCCTGGTAATCAAGGCACCAACCAAAAATTGGCAAAGAATAGGGCGGTTAATTTATATAATGGTATTGTCGATGCTTTAAATAAGGAAGGTAAAAAATATGGAATTAAAATTGATCCAACAACAGTACCTGTATACGAAGATGGTGGTAGTTTATATACTAAAGACAATGTTGATGAGAATTGGAAAACAGACATTGCGTCACGTAAACTTAATCCTGGACAAATAGTTGCGGTTACTGCAAAAGTATGTTATACACTAAAAGAACCATGTCCAGATCCTTGTATGACAAAGGACGAAAGTGGTAAATGTACGTGTCCTGAAGGTATGACATATAACGAAGAAACAAAACAATGTGAATGTCCTCCTAATTATGTTAAAGAAGGATGTGAATGTAGAAAAAAAGATAAAGAACCATGTCCTAATTGTATGGAAAGATTGGTTGAAGATGGTGAATGTGAGTGTAAAGAAGGTTTAATTAAAGGTTCTGACGGTAAATGTTATTGTGATAAAGAAGGTAAGAAGGCACCTGATGAAAATTGTGGTTGTCCTTGTCCTAAATGTATGGAAAAAGACAAAGACGGTAATTGTAAATGTAAAGAGGGTACATTTACAATAAACGATAAGTGTTATTGTGATGCGGCAGGTAAAATACCTGTATTAGATGATTGTAGTTGTCCAAATTGCCCTGAATGTACAGTATATAATGTAGATAAAAAAGAATGTGAGTGTACAGGTGATTTAGTGAAAAATGATAAAGGTGAATGTGTTTGTCCTAAAGATAAACCAATAAGAATTGTTCCTGGATGTAACTGTAAGGCAACTCCACCCCCACCATTAAAATGTAATTATAACGCGGAAACTAAAGGTGGAAGAGGTGTTAAAACTAATAATTTCGTAGCAGCGGCAGTTAATAGTACTTTTCCTGTTGGAGAGGGTGATACTTTAACAGTTTCATTTGATTCATTAGTGGTACCTGATGCATTTTATGTTAAATACGGTGATCAAGAATTCTTTAGTGGATTTATGGGTGATGTTTGGAATGGGGAATATAAAAACGTTGCCTTAAGTTTAGAAGAAAAAAAGAAAATGTTGTATATACAGTCGAAGAGTCAACTACATAATATTAAAGTAAAAAATGATGAGGACATAAGTTCAATAAATAATATGTCTAGAAATTTTGTGGGTGAACTAATGTATTACAAAGAAAAAGAAGGATTAATCGAAAGTATTAACGCTGCAATTGGTTCTGTAGGTGGAAAACTTAAAGTTGATTCTATTTTTAAAGGTGGTGACACACAAGCCAAAAAAGTTACTGATGAAATTAAAAATATAGATATTGATAGTACAAAATTAGAAAATATACCTGTCTATGTTGAAAAATATAAATCTGTTCGTGCGGGATATGATAATATTATGAAAAAAAATTCATCATTTACTATTACAAAAGAACAAAAAGAAATGCCAATTAACATATTAGTATTCTCACCATTGGATAGAACAGTATTTAATATGAAAGTTGAGTGTAAATAAAATTTTTAATATTTTACCATTTCTTTTCAAAAAATTTATAGTACAATATTTATATAGAGAATGGCTAAGACTAGATATATAAATATTGATTTCCCTTTTAGAGATAGTGACAATGGTTTCTATTTTAAAATGAATAAAACTGATAAGGACGCTATTAGGGCGGACTTATTGCATTTATTGTTAACTAATAAGGGTGAAAGGTTATATCTACCAGAATTCGGTAGTGACCTTAAAAAATTCATCTTTGAACCCAATGATGAAATAACACAGGAACAAATTAAGGATAATTTGAATCAAACAATAATTAGGTTTATACCTAATTTATTGATTAACGATATATCGTTTAGAAATGATACCATCGAAGAATTAATTATTGTGGAATTAACCTATACAGTTACTGAAGGGACTTTCACAAGTACAGATACAATTACATTAACATTTTAAATATGGCTAAAAAAATAGATTACAATGCTAGGAACTTCTCAGATGTTAGACAACAGTTAATAGAGTTCATACAAAAATATTATCCAGAAATATTCTCAGATTTTAATGATGCATCTGTAGGTATGATGTTATTGGAATTAAACGCTGCGGTTGGTGATATGTTATCATTCCATACTGATAGAATGTTTAATGAGACACAAATCAGTTACGCACAGGAAAGATCATCACTTTTAGAGTTGGCTAGAACTTTTGGATTAAATATACCAGGAAAAAGACCGAGTATAACAATAGTTGACTGGACAGTAACTAACATTCCAGTTAAAGGTGATACATTTGATATTAGTTATGCACCTAAAATTTTAAAAGGTTCACAAGCCACAGGTGCGGGTAAAGTATTCGAAATGATGGAAGATTGTGATTTTTCATCCCCTTTTACAACTGGAGGAATACCAAATAGATTAGTAGTGCCAAACATAGATGGAAGTGGGATAATTCAAAATTACACTCTTACTAAAAGAGAAATAATGTTAAACGGTATCACAAAAACTTATAAAAGAACATTAAGTAGAAGTGATTACCGACCATTTTTTGAAATTATTTTACCTGAAGACAACGTACTATCAATAGAAAATATTATAACAAAAGAAGGTACCAATTTAGTTAACCAACCAACAGAGGAAGAGTTCAGCGATTTCGATATAAGTTGGTATGAGGTACCTGCATTGGCACAGGCGGAAGTTTATGTTGTTGATGACAATACGATATCAGATAGAGAGGGTATCGCAGTAGGTAAATGGTTAAACGCACCTCGTAGATTTATTAAAGAATATACAGATAATGGTTTCTGTAAAATTATATTTGGTGCAGGTGATGCCGATGTGTCAGAATTAAACGATTTCGTTGGATGTAGAGGACAAATAGAAAGAATTGGTAAAACAGTTAATAACTTATCTTTGGGTCAAATACCACCTACGGATAACACTATCTATGTTAGATATAGAATAGGTGGTGGAGAAGATAGTAACATTGGTGTAAATATCATTAATACTTTGGGTACCATAAATGTAGTAATTAATGGTGACTCATCAGATATAAATAGAATTATAAGAAATAGTATATCGGTTAACAATCCGATACCTGCATTGGGTGGGAAAGAAGAACCATCTATTGATGAAGTAAGAAACTTAGTTAGATATAATTTTTCCGCACAAGACAGATGTGTCACTATCAAAGATTATCAATCGAGAATACCATTAATGCCAGGTAAATTTGGTGTACCATTTAGAACTGGTGTATGGGAGGAGAGAAATAAAATTAACGTATCAATTTTGGCATTAGACTCAAACTCTAAATTAACTACTGAGGCTACGTCCACATTAAAACAGAATATCGCAGAGTATTTGGCGGATTATAGAATGATTAATGACTATGTAACAGTTAAAAATGGTAGAGTCATTAATTTAGGTTTTGAGGTAGATATTTTTGCAGAAAAATCAATACCTAAAGGTGATATCATTTCAGGTGTCATTAGTAGTATCACAGATTATTTTGATATAAATAAATGGGATATGGGTGACAATATATATGTTTCACAACTTATTGAAAATATAAATAATGTTGGTGGTGTATTAAATGTCACAGATTTAAGAGTATTTAATAAAGTTAATGAAAACGGTAAATATTCGTTAAATGAAATTGCCCAACCTTATATTGATGAGACTACTAGACAGGTAGACTTATTAGGTAAATATACTTTATTCGGACAACCTAATGGTATGTTTGAAATTAAATACCCTAATAAAGACATAAAAGTGACAATTTCTACATCATAATACTTACTTTCTAGAAAATTGAGTTAGTTTTATTAAAAAAATATAAGTTATGGGATGTAATACATGTAATCAAACAGAAACACAAAATGATAATAATGAAAATCAAACTTTAAATTTAATACCTTCAGATTTAGCGGGTAGTACATTTTTATTTAGAGTGATTGCATTTTTTGTTATTATTATAGCAATACCTCTTATTATTTTAGTCTTAGTTGGGCAGATTTTTATTTCGTTCTTTTTTCCTAAATCATTACCTAATGTTACTAAAAAGTTTAAGAATTTATTTATGGGTATATTTACGAAATATGCGGAATTTAAATATAAAAGAGAGATTAGAAAAAGAGAGAATCAATTTAAGGATACTACTAGTTATGTAGGAAAAAATATTGATGATATTGAAATTTTCGATAACAATAAAAAAAACAATGATTAATATATGTCTAAATCATATAGAATTAGGACAACACCAGGCGAAGATAATGGATATTTAAAAGTTAATGTTGACTTAACTCAAAACTATGATCATTTAGAAATATTAAGTTTAAAAATTTCACAAAAAGACGAATATCAAAGTTACTGTGCGGAATATGGTGTAATTGCAGGAAGAGTAATTATAAATAATGGATTCGGTGTACCAAACGTAAGAGTTTCAGTTTTTGTACCTGTAGATGAAGCGGATTTAAATGATCCAGTAAAGTCTGCAATATATCCATATAGTGAACCATTTCCTGATCAAAAAAATAGGAATGGGATAAGGTATAACGTTTTACCTAGTTACCAACAAAAACTAGATCATACACCTGTAGGTACTTTTCCTAAGAAAAGACAGATATTAGATGATAGTACTACACTAGAAATTTACGAAAAATATTATAAGTATACGACAACTACTAATTCTGCGGGTGATTATATATTATTTGGAGTACCTGTAGGGGATCACTTCCTCCATTATGATATGGATGTTAGTGATATTGGATTTTTATCTGTACGACCTTTTGAATTAATTGATCAGGGTTATAGTGATAACTTATTTAAAGATAGATTTAAATTCAAATCTTCAAATAACTTAGATAGTTTACCGCAAATATTTTCTGAAAATATACCAATTAGAGTTGAACCTTATTGGTGTGATAGTTTAAATGTTGGTAGTGGTTTAGGTATAAACAGATTAGATATTTCTATAGATAGTTTAGAATTAGTACCTACCGCAATTTTTACGGGTAGTATTTTTACTGATGATGAAAAAGATTCATTAAATAAGAACTGTAAACCAGCCCGCGAGATGGGTAAATTAAATGAGGTAATAACTGGTTCTGGTAAAATAGAGTCAATCAGAAGAACAGTAGATGGGAATATAGAAAATTTTACCTTTAAGGATAATTCTATTGACGATAATGGTAATTGGTCAGTATTAGTACCTATGAATATTAGAAAGGTAGTGACAGATGAGTTTGGAAACTTAATTCCCTCACCTGATGGTATAAAGGGTGTTGCGACTGAAGGTGATTATAGGTTTAGAATATCTATGGATGCAACATCTAACGATAAAAGATTAAGAGAGAGGGCAAAATATTTAGTACCTAATACTAACAACAATTTTAATTTTAGGGAATATGGTACTAATGAATTAAAAAATAGTAGTGATTTTAAAATAAACCAACAATTATCAACAATAACTGATAATACTCCATATGCAAACGATTTAACCAATCAATACAACTACTTAGAGGAATTTTATCCATTTAGATGGAAAAAAGTATATACTGTTAAACAATATATTGGAAGATTACAAAAAATAGGTGGTAAATTTGGTGATGAGGCTAGAGGGTTTATAGGTATTAAAGATATTTTAAATGGTGAGGGTGTTAACAAATTCCCCACAAATAGGTTAGATACTAATTTTAATCCACTTTATAGTATAATATGTCTCATATTATCAATATTTGGACACGTAGTAGGATTTATAAATGGTATCATAAATATTATCAATGGTTTAGTAACTGCAATATGTAATATTAAGTTACCTGTAGGTATTTGTTTAGTATCTAACAAAGGTAGTAGGGCGAGATTCTACGTTCAATCACAATCATATGATGATGGAGCTGGATGTTGGAAAGAAACGGGAAATGATGGGTATCCAGCATCATTTGCTGGTTGTGGGTCAATCAGAGCAGGTAATAATGGAACCCCTATTGGTAGTGGTGATAACCCATGGTCAAGTTGTATCGATGTTAATGGTAGAGTGAATCCACCTAACGATGAAGAATCTGGTAGTTGTGCGACAATTAATTTTTCTGATATGCCTCAGAATGGTAATGGTGTACCAAGTGTTATTACAAATACTAATAATATCGGTAACCCAGGACCAGGACCAGTCCAAAATAGTGCAACAGGAACAGGTGTAGAGGATTGGTGGTATAATTATGGATCTTGTGCAACTTCTCCAGGTGCTGGATGTAGAAGAATGAGGGTTGGGCAAGGAACTTATTGGTATCAAGGATTGGACTGTGACGAATGTAATTTATCACAGGCTTGTCCAGATGGTGGTATTAAAATTTTAGGCAATTGTATATCTTTAAAATATAAGTGTATATTCAGTGGTTTATTATGTAAGAAATGTAAAGACATATGTGGTGGAACCCAACACAGTTGTTGTAGTGATCCAACATATGGTTGCCCAACTAATGAGTCAAGTTGTGGTAATAATTTTGGTTGTTGTTCTAAATGTTGTGTTAAAGTACCATTAATATCATTAAAGTGTGCGGATGAAGGGAAAGAATATAAATTAACATTAATAAAAACTCCTTTTGGTGATGATTCGGGATGTAATTCACAATATGTACAACCATTTAGTTGTAGTAATTGTGGTGGTATACAGACACCAGGAATAAAGGATTGGGTTTCATGTGTAATGGAACCTGTTGCTGTTTTTCTTAGAATGTTAAAATTTGACTTTTATAATGATTGGGTTGGTGGTACACTATATTTCCCTTTGGTTAAGAGAAAATATAAACTAAAAAAGAGAAAAAGAAAATTTGGTCAGATTAAAAAAGATAAATTTTGCGATTTTGATTGTAAAGAAAGAGGACCAGTTTTAGGATCATTTACTACAAACTTTCAAGGTAATCCTACATTTGAACAATGGAGAATAAAAATACCCACAACTTTAGGTTCTACACCTTTAATAGTTGTTAACGATTGTACTGCTAAGGTAAGATGGAGAAGGGTTACTGATTGGTATGGTACAGAAGATAATGATTTACAGACGCCAAACCTTAATGTTGCAGTAAAAGAATTAGAATTTAATGGTAAAAATAGTAATTTTGAAGCGTGTAAAATTAAATTTAATAGTTTTTCATCATTCCAAAATACATTTAATACATTTGGGGTTCAGTATGAAATTAAAAATAGAACAATACAAAGTGAACACGGTAAACCTGAGTATGTAGAAACAGAAGATGCTGCAGGCAACTCAACTTGGACAAACATAGGTGGACATGGACACCATAGGAATATATGTGACGATACAAGAATGATGGAGAGAAAAGAATACTTTAAAACATCATTAGATTGTGTAGAGTCAAGTAATTATGTACCAACTGCAGAAGAGGCGGAAGATGGTTTTGGTCCGATAGAGCAACCAGATGAAGAAGAACCTGGAAGTCCAACAGTACCATCTTCGGGATGTCCATCTTACACATGTGCACCAGACTGTAACACCAATGGTGTGGCACCTTGTATATATAACGAAACGGAATATAATAACTATAGTAAATTAATTAAACACGGGTTAATTAGTTGGGCTGATGGTAATATATATTATACACCTTACATACCTAAAGGTGATGTAAAATATAATAATAGTGAATATAAAGCAAACCTAATGTTACCTACAACTATTATGGAATTAGGTAGTAGTACATATTGTGATATTGACGATGTACCATTTATTATGGATGTCATACCACCGACTACATTTAATGTTAGTTATGAGGATGTTAAATATAAATTAGGTACACCACAAATATCGGGTAATAATGTTACTAGAAATATTCTTAAGTTTGACGATAAGAAAAATATATCGTTAAATCTTAGGGCTTATGCGGAGTTCTCTTGTTTTAAAACAGTTTGTTTGAATACGTCAGCGAGTGTAAATCATTCACAAATAGGTGTGGATATCATAGATAAAAACGATATAGGTATAGAGATAGGTAACTGTTTCTTAAGGTTTGATCATGATGAAGATGTAAGAAGTTATTTTTGTAAAAGATTTAATGGTTATAAATCATCTAATTTAACGTTCCACCACCAAAGACCAGGTTCATTGGAGTTTGATAACTTATATAATACATATCCTGAAATTGCATTGAGTGAGGGGTATAATTTATATTATAATTTAGATGGTGAACAAATTCTTTCAGAATATAATGACGGAGATACATTTATTCCTGGTGATGCCTGCGGTTATAAAAAAACTAATGGTAGTGGTGATTACTTCTATGGATTGGCACCAGGACAAACATCATCCTTCATTAATTATCCTAATGGTAACCAAACAATTAATTTTAATCAAACGTCACAATTAGATGGGGTTGACGAAATTAACCAATTAGTAACAGATCCAACAACTGGTGTGGTGACTTTGGAAGATGACCCAAATAATGGAAGTAATTTAGTAAATGGTATTAAATTTAACAGAACCCAAACACCGTATTTCCTTTATTTTGGTTTAGTACCAGGTAAAACTGCATTACATAGAACTGTATCTCAATTCTTCGGTGATTTAATAGATGAAGTTACATTAGAGGGTCTTAATGCATCAAATGATACTGTTAATGAAAATATTAATAATTCACCTAATATAAATAATGTTGGAGATAATCCATTTACTGTTTATAAAACGTGTTTGGGTGAGACATTAATACAAACAACTCAAGTTGGGACACCAATTACACCACCAAATAACCCAAATGTTGTATTAACGACACAGGGGGTATCTAATAATTCGTCTAACTAATGGATATTAATAATAAAATATTATTGAATAGTGTTAAGTTACCTAATAATGTTAACGTAAACACACAAATTCAATTCGGTTTAAACAATACTAATAAACCTATACCATTAAACGATATCGATACGACTGTTAGTCAATTTGAACAGTTTGAGAAAGAGAGAAAAGATAGTACAATTTATCGTTTTTATGGTGTAGTCAAACCAGTTGTTACAAATGTATTATTTAATGAAAATATAAAAATATACTTAAAACAACCTAAACCACTACCGAATGTAAGTCCAGTACCACAAGTTGCTGCTAAAACAATAATGAGTAGTTCTATTTTTGAAAAAGATGGGTGGGTAGGTTCATATAACGATGAACCAAATACGAATGAAATACAATTTAATGATAATAAAAGTGCGTTATGTGAATTTTTTCCATTCGATCCTGGATATGATAGGTTAAAAATGTTAGATAGTGACGGATCTTCAAATTACTTATTAAAGATAGTTTATCCATTTAGTACTAAAGATATAACTTTAGTTAAAAACAACTCAAACAAATCACTTAAAGACGGTATCCCAGTCATTGATAAGTTTACTATAGAATTAAATGGGAGACAATATGTTGGTTTCAGAACACCGATGAATCACGGTTTAAATGTTGGTGATAGGATTAAGTTATATAATTTCGTTGACAATACACCAAACAATACACTTAATTTAAATACACAGATATATAGAGTATTTAAATTAGGTAATCAAGTTAATGATAATAAATTAAGGACATTTATAATAGATGTTAATCCTTTAGACATTAATTTTAGTTTGGGTGTATCTACAATAAAAAGAAGTGTTAATGGTAAATTATCTAGTTATTATGTGAGACAATTTAAATCATTAACAAGTTCAGATTATAAAGATTATGATTTATATCCTGCAGCGTATGGTGTAACATATTTTAATGATGAGGTAGTTGCATTTAATTTTAAAAATGATATTGACGTTAGTACATTAGTTGATAATTTAGGTAGACCAATAACGGAACTATACCTATCAATAATAAAAAATGATAATGACTCTAATCCATCATCAATTAATACTCAGTATTGGTTAATACAACAACAACCATTACCACCACCATATAACGTAAGATTTTGGACTAAAATTTCTGCAGGTTATGATTTAGAAAATGACGCAAGTGTTAATTATAATATAAGATCATATGGAGATACAAATTACGTTGGTTCTACATATTATGAAAATATAGACGAAAGTGATGATATTTTTGATGGTGACATTGTAGAATATAATGAAAGTGAATTATTGGAAAGAAGATTAGAAAATTTATATCATAGAGTTAATACAGTTTATAGAGAATTTTTAAACTCAATAGATACTAATAAAGGTAATAAAAAAGAAGGGTATATCTATACACCTTTTAATTTGGTAAAAATAAGAGAATTTTCTAATTATATTAATCCAGCAGTTAACTTACAATTAGTTATAGACAAATATAATATCACAAACCCAAACGAAATAGATGAATTGAGAAAGTCTTTTCAGATACCTGATTATGCAACCGAAATCGCACCTAATGTTTTTAAATGGAGGGATATATTAGAAATTGGTGAATTTGATAATTCAGGTGCGGGAGTTGATTATCCTTTTGAGAGTGGTGCACATTATGTTTATTTAGATAAAAGATTTTATTTCCAAAGACAGGATCCACCTTGTGAATTTTCATTAATTTCAGAGGATATAGTATTAGGTGCGTCAGATGTTAACAATTTACAACAGGATAAATTTATAAAATTACTTAATGATCCTACCTTCTTAAATTATAGTATTGACATACCTGCAACATCGTTGGTTAATATTAATGACATTACTACAGTACCAAACCCACAATCGGGATTAATCGTTTTTAATACAAACCCAGATACCATAAATGGTGTTGGGGTAGGGTACTATCAATTTAACGGTAATAATTGGACTAAAGTTATATTTACTTTAGATGTCGGTTCTGCAAACACATTAGACATTTTAAATTACAATGGTTTGGCAAATTTAAATATTGAAGTAACATTGGCTAGTTATATTGGTGAATATGAATTAGGTAAAAGAGATGTTGCTGGTGGATGTTTAGACTTATCATTCTTAAAACAAAAAGAAATAGACGATGTTTGTTGATAGAAGAAAAATATTAATTGGAAGTTTGGGTACTGGTAGTACCATAGACATATCATTGGGAACTAATTTTTTCCCTGTTGATAATGCAGAATTAATTGAGGATAAGTTTGTAAAAGACGAAATTGAAAAGTCTATTAATCCAATAGTTGATTATAAAAAAGTTATTTTTAAACCTTGTGATAATAATTGGAATATTATAGATAAATTTAAAATAAATTTAAATTTTTATACTCCAAGTAGTATACTAATAGGTAATCCCTCACATAGGGGTACTAGTGCGGAACCAGGACTTTACAAAGATATTGGGTTTATTTTTGACGATATATTCTGTAGAACTGAAAGATTTATTAATAGTTTTATTAGATTATCACTTTATGATAATCCATATAGTGGTAAAAATCAATTATTATCTTTTTCAGACATATATACACAGGTAGGTAAAGATCAAGAAAATCAATTCGGGTTTGTACTTCCTTTAGATAATTGTCCTATTACATTTACAATTGGTGATCCTGTATTACAACCTAATGAGGTTCATGAGGGGTTCCACATATATTGGTTTAAGGACTTAGTAGATAATGCACCAAATCAAGAATATGAAATGTATGCAGTTGCACAATTCAATAATGCGGGAAATGGTAAAATATATGAAATGGCAGCATCTAAAGATTTCAACCCAAACAATATTACTTTAACAAATTTAGAGGGTGAAAATGGTATCACATATTTAAAGGTGATATTAAAAAATGATAATGGTATTTATAAATATAAATTCACACCAAACTATAGACAACAATTAATACCACCAGGAGTTAATTTAAATCCATCAAGTAACGGTATACCTACACTAACATTTTGGCAAACTATACTTTAATATATTTATAAATAGTTATGGAATACATTAGAAAAAAGATAAATTTAGAATACCATACGGTAAGAAATATACCTAAAAGTGTTTTGATTAAAAATTCGGAAGGTAAAACTGTCATAGATGAAAGTAATCCTAAGTATTATTATGGTAAAATACCTGATTATAAGATAGATTCTGAAGGTAATTTTATATTAACTCCTTTAGGTCAGAAAATAGTTAATACTATAGATGTGACTTTATTTTTAACACAGGATATAGATGATATGGGTATTTTTACTGATGAACCATTTGTCCCTAAAAGTAGTCAATTAACAATCAAACCTAATAATTTTAACTCGTTTACTTATGGTCGTTTGGCTGGTGCACCTGTTAGTTTTTATTATACAAATAGTGTTACGGTTAGTGGTTATACGGATGATTCATTATTAAAACAAGTTAAATCTTATAGAAAAGATTCACAAGGTAATGATATATATGTACCTAATTTAAATGTTTCTAATAACCCTAAAGATAACTTTAATGGTGTAATTTATGAAAGTAATTTTGAGACAGTTTATAAAATTGGATCAAACAATAGTAATGTACAGAGTACAGGTGTAGAGTTTACTACATTTAAAAACCAATTCACCAAAACTGTTGATGAATATGGTAAATCTTTAAGTTATAATACTACTAAATTCGTTTCTAAAAATGGTGGGTGGAATCAATATAATACGTCATTAAATGCTTCATTAAAAAAAGAAGAATATTTAGGTGTAGTTTTTAAACCAGAAGTTGATAGTGCAGTATTTATAAATAGAGGTATAGAAGATATATTTGAAAGACACGGAATATTATCAGAAATAAAAACAAGTAATGACATCGACACAAATAGAGGTGGATTTATAAGAATATAAAAATAAAGTTATGGCTACAGGAAATTACGGAACTATAAGACCAGCAGATGTATCAATTGATGACGTTGAGATATTTTACAGTTACACACCCAATAGGGAATCATTAACAACAGTAGAATTACAATCGTTAGACCCTGCAGAGGTATTGATTCCTGCAAACAACCCAAACAATGTAAATGAAATTTTTGGTGGATTATATACATTAAAATTACCTACATCAGTATTTGGTTCTAAAGGATTTTATAGTATTGTAATAAGACCTAAACAAATTAGAACTACGATACAAGATTGTGCAGTTTTGGTGGATAATCAAGATGTGAAAGGAATCGTTTTCGATATCAATCAAATACCACTTGAATTACAAAATAGATTTGAGAATGGTAATCTTGTTGGTTATAGAATAGAATATATAAAAGAACAGACTGGTACTGGACAAGATAAAATCCAAAATTTATTTAGGATTGTAACGTCTAATAATAGGGCATTACCTATTTCACAAAATCAAGGTAATTCAAATGCGTCACAGGCATACACATTTAATGATAATTCGACTAGTGTATTTTGTACTGTATCCCCTTCTTCGGCACCATCAGTTAAACCAAACGCAATACCTTTTATAGGTAATCCTCTTCAGGATGTAATTATAACAAATACGTTTTTTAATCCAGTTATGTTGGAAATAGAAATGGTGGAATTCGATGAAGAAACATTGGCATATGCACTATTCTCTAACCAAACAAAATCTTTGGAAGATGGTATTTATACTATATACAATTTTGGTAATCAGATTTACAGACAATATAACTTATATGAAGTTAAAGATCAGTTTACTGGTAAACCGTTGTATGAAGTTAGGGAACAGAAATTTACTATCGACCCAACAAAAGATTTTGATGATATAACTAATTTTTAAAACGTAAATGGCTAACAATAAGAGAATAAAAATTGCGGGATACGCTAAAAGAATATTTTTCAATGACAACATTGAGTATAGGAATTTTAGTCCTGACTTAGTAGGGTTCCAACTTACTAGTGAGGGAGGGACTACGTTATTTACTAATGGTAATTTTTCAATATCAGTAAATTTAGATCCCAAACCAAATGTTTTATTTACTCAGGGTACAAAATCTAAATTTTTTACCTTAGACGATATTGTAGATGCGGACACACCTCAATTAGAGATACAAAAAAATTTAAAAACAAAACTTAATTTAGATATTACAAATCCATTAAGTTATGTTTGGTATGGTTCTGCAAAAGAATTGATTAGGGCTTCCCTAATAGACATACAAAATAATTATCCTGCAGCAATTTATGTGGATAATAAAGTTGGTAGTGTTACAGGTAATAATATTACTAATTATGTGTATAATTTATCTGCGGACGAATCAACATTTAAGGTAAATAGTAATTTCTTTGTTAACCCATACAATATAAAATATACTGTAGATGCACAATTTACACCTACAGAACAAACAGAAAATCCTTTAAGAAATTTTACGTTAAAATATGGTTCATATACAATTGAACATAACGGTATTTCGAAAAAAATAAAAAGTATCGCACCTGCAACACAAAAAACTAACTCTGAGGTAGAATTAGTTGTTGAGGGAAATCCTTTTCCAGAATTAACTGGTTTAATTTTACCACAAATATCATTCTTAACGACACCAATAGATTCGTCAATACCGTATTTCATAAAACCAAACGAATCGGAGATTGAGAAATTCTTTACGGGATTAAATGACTTACAATTAAACTTATTAGATAGAAATATTTATCCAAAATATACATCACAATTCTATAGTACGAAATATACAGATAATGGTGTATTACTCACATCTAAAAAGATATTTAATTTCCCTTTATTAGAAGACGGTTATAACCTAAACTTTTTTGATAGTTATTATATTGCCTTTTTAGATAAGATGAATCAATTGGGTGAGGATTTAGATAATTCTAGAACGGATATCATTATAAGAAAATATACTACGGAAGCAATAAGTAGTTTTGATACCATACCTAGAGGGGATGGTAATGATTATGTATTAAATGGTGAGAAAGCATCTAAACTATTAAGAATATATGGAGTAGAATTTGATTTCATTAAAAAATATATTAATGGTATAAAATTCGCACACGTTGTTACATACGATAAGAAAAACAACGTACCAGATGTATTAGTCAAAGATTTGGCTTATATGTTAGGTTTAGACCCTATAACTTTTGTTACGGATAATACATTTAGTAAATTATTTTTACCTAGTAACGGTGGTGGAGAGTTTAGCGGTACATCAACTAATATGACTCAAAGTGAGATTGATATTGAACTTTACAGAAGATTAATATTGAACATTGCTTGGTTGTGGAAAAGTAAGGGTAGTAGGAAGGCAGTTGAGTTCTTATTCAGATTTATTGGTGCACCTGAATCCTTAGTTAATTTCAATGAATACATTGTAATATTAGACAAACCTTTAGATGTAGAGGAAATAAAAAGATTATTATACATATATACAGGAGAAGTAAACTTCCAAAATATCCCATACGATGAAAATGGGTACCCACTACCACCAATAAATGGTGATATAGTAATTACAAATTTTATTGATCCTAATACGGGTGAGTTAGTGGAGAATGATTATACCGAAATGTATTTCCAAAAAGCGGGAGGTTGGTATAGGGAGACTTACGGTTCTAATGTAGTAACTAATTTAGAGGGTAACAACCCACACGTTGGTGCATATGATGGTGGTAGTGAATATCTACAATATTTTAGTAGGTGTTTTATCCCTAACTTTAATTCAGAACCCACAGTTACTGTTACGGCAACAACTTTAGGTGAAAATTACTTTTTAAATTATAATCATGGATTATTTAATAGCGTACCTTCAGGGACGAGTGAATTTTTTACAACACAATTAACATTTAATCCCGCAATTAATACATACCAATTCATAGAGGATTGTGTAAACGTTAATTATAGTATTATTGAAACGCCACTACAGAATGATGGTAAGACAACATTCCAACAACAATTTGAGGCGGCTGAAGAAGCATATTTAAATTTCCAACAACAAATACAACAAAATAGTTATTTGGCGTATTCACCAGAATGGTATGTAATACAAAATAACTATATGGTGGCACAAAACAATGCACTTTTAGAAGTTTCTTCTGAAAATTGTGACATTAATCAAACATTACAAATATGTGTTGATGAGATACCACAGGATAATTTCCAAATAGATTGTTCATCCTTAAGTGCGGTGACTTGTGACCCTTATATATACTTTGTTAATTCTGGTGGTACTAAGGTTTCATTTAATGAATTTGCTAGTTGTTGTATTTCTGAAGGTGGACAATATGTTACATATACTAATGAAGAATGTAGAATAGTTGAATACTGTTCTAAAACTGCACCTTGTGTTGGTGAGCCAGTTGATACTTTACCTAATGGTATTATAGTGTTTGAATTGACTAATAATACTATGCCAAATAACATATATTCATTTAATAATAAATGTTATCAGTTAACACCTAATGGTGTAACACAGTTTTCGACATCCCCATCATCAAACACCTCTACAATTCCACCACAGACTTATTTAAACGGATTGAACCCAAACAGTCTACCGTCTAATTTCTTTAAGTGGTTTGTTGAAGTTGATTGTGAATTAACAACAATAATTAGTAGTCCTGAATGTTGTGCGTGGTACGGATACAATTTTCAAATTATTGAAGAAGATGATATAAGTTATATTGTATGTATTTCAGGTAGTTCATTAACTACACCAACATCGAATACAAACGATATTCAAAATTACATTGGGGGATTAGAGGGGGAACTAAATGGTACCTCATCTACTTCAGGAACAAATGGGACAGTTGGTAATACTACTAACACGTCAGTACCTGCGTTACCTTCTTCACCAGTTATTGGTTTAGGTGGTGTTACAGTTCCTAATGTAAACCCTATAGGTATGACTGGTAGTGGTAAAGAAACTGTAGAGACACCAATAGGTGGTACAACATATAAGTCATTAAATACTGAAATAGAAAAATCAACAATACAGACACAAATTGAGACATATAGTAATCAATTATCAACTGTAACTGGTGGAACAACGTATGTTATACCACCATCGTTATTTGATACATCTATTGGTTATGTAGAATTACAAAACCCAATCGGTGAAGTACCACAATATTATTCGACAACAATATATGATGATTGTTTAGAAGAGGCTATAATAGTTAAAGGTGTTGGTGAAGATTGTATTGATTGTTTTGAAGTTATTTTAAATTCTTTGTTTGAAGATCCTGATTTTATGAATCCAGCAAATTGGGTTGTTCACGTAATAGACGAATATGGTAGAGTAAGTTTTACTCCTATCGAATATTATAATGATTTCATTTTAGATTGGAACGCAACAGGACAATTGGCAGAATTGTATCAGTCAGTTGGAGAACTGTTTACTCAGTATACATATGGTTCTTTTTATATTGATACAACAACAAATAATTTAATACCGTATGTTGATAATGGTAATCTATATGTAGAAAACCCTAACTCAATAAGTAATGCGGTTGTTGATCCAAATCATATAGGGTGTGGTAGTTTAGATAACGTATCAATTGTATTTGCGAGTGAGGCTTGGTCAGGATTTAAATTACCTGAAGTTACAGATTGTTCTTGTAAAGTAGACTTTTCTTTTGACTATATGGTAAAATATCAGACAGAAAATTTAAAAGAGTGTGTAACAAGAATAGATTGTTATCCAGCAATTATTCATGATAATTCATTAAATAGTTTATTATGTATGAACTTTGTTTCTTTTACTAACAGTTCGGAAGAAAGTTCTATTTTAGAAAATAACTTTAATGATAGTGAGGATGTAACTGAAGAATATGTTATATGGCAAAACACACAACAAAACGAACCAATTGTTGAATGTTGTAATGCGGTAGGTGGAAACATCGCATCATTGAAGGATTCGTATTCAGTTAATGCTAATTGGGTTAAAAATATTTCTGATACATATGAAGAAATAGTTACAACACCAAATAGTGAGTTATTAGGTTCATTTGATTTTGATTATAGTGAATTGATTACATATGGTACAGATTTAAATAACATTAAAAAAGAGGTAGACATATCAATAGGTGATTGTTTCACTTTAAACATAGTTCAACCAGGATGTTTTATAGACTTTAATGAATATATAACTACTACAAATATTTGTATGTTAGAAATACCATTAGAATATGGACTTTGGACTAATCTATATATGGATTATAAGAATACTATAGAAGGAATTATTGGGGTAATATCACAATACGAATTTAACTGTAATTTAGAGGAGGTACCCGAAAATCAACCAACTAAGTCTGTGTTATCTAATGAAATTATAAATTCTGAAAAACAAAAGAATACATTAATCTCAAGTAAAGAAACTCAAGTAGATATATTAACTACTGAAAATAATAAGTTAAAAATTACTGAGACATTAATTGATTCTCAGATTACAGAAAAAAATAGTCAAATTGAGGTAATTAATAAGGCATTATCTAATGCTACATTACCATTAGATTGTAAAATTTATGAAGATAAGATTAATGAAATAAATACCTTTGACGTTGAATCTTATTGTAAAGCACAAGTTTATGGTAATACTAAAACAATTAATACAAGAGATAGAGAATTATATAATAATTGTGTTAAAACTGAAAATGCTAGATTAAGTTCTGAAAAAACAGTCTACTCAAATTTATTATATAATTGTCAACAAAATAATTATTTAGAAGAACAATTAGTTGTTGCAAAATTTGAAAACCAAAAAGAAGTAGAAAATACTTTAGTAAAAGATATTAATGTAGTAAAAGAGAACATCAACACATTATCTAAAAATTATTTAGTAATTGGTGATGAAACAACTCAAAAATCTACTTTAGATAATAATGATTATATTAATACCATTAATAAAACTGCAATAATATTAGGTGTTACACCTAAATCGATTACTAATGCTGAAGGTCAAATTGTATTAAATGATAGTCAAAAGGTTACGTTAAATATTGAACTACAAAAAAATAAAACACAGGTTAGTGCATTAGAAAAACAAAAGGAAGATATAACATATGATATCGTACAAAACGATAATTCAACCTTAAAAACTACAATTACTATAGATGAAATTGTAGATGTTATAGCGGAAGCACAGGCAGAAATACCTAGTCCATGTGATCCAACATTACCTAACCCTTGTTGTAGTCAAGAATTATTTAATTATCTAAATAATACATTAGAAACACTACAAACAAAATTAATAGAGATAGAAAATATTACAGAGTCTGTTTATGATGAATGGTATTCTGAAATACTAACACAATATAACGACTATATTAATAGTACTGAAAGTTATTTAACATTAATTGATGATTTAAAACTTAATTTTAAATTGTTTGTGGATAATAATAATTTAGTTTATACTAGTCAAGTTGACTCTAATTTAACTTATTTACCGTATACACAGTCAGTTAACCCATTTTGGGTATTTAACCCTTCAGTTGGATATAGTGGTATTATATTGGAAGGTTCTGAACAAGATATTGCCTTAATAGAGGATTCTGTTTTCACAGAATTATCTAACTCAAACACACCATATAACTCAAACTTATTCCAACCTAATTGGAATACCTTTAATTTCACTATACCAGAATGTGTGTGTGATGATTTAAGGAGATTATATCCCGAAAAAGAATTTTTCTTTTCAGTTGAGATAGAAAACTATAACTGTTCAGTATGTTTATTAATTGATAACATTATAATTAATGTTTCTGATTGTAAAACAGAACGATTAGTTTCATTGAATAATTGTTTAATTCCACAATTGAGTTGTGTTATTGACAATAAAAAATCTTGGGTTTACACTGATCAGGGAATAATTACAGAAACTATATATCCTGATGGACCTTGTAATACGGCATCAACAAGTAATTATCAGGTAGTAAAATTAGGTACACCTGAAGAAAGATTGTGGACTGACTTAGAATATAGATATACGAATTATGACGTTAATCATTCAGATTTAATTATTAATGTTAAAAACACCACATTTAGTATAGATCCTGCGAAGGCTATAGAATGTGACGTATTTAATTTTTGGAAAAATATAGATTGTAGTGGTAGTTGTCCTACAAATTGTACATCTGCTAGTACTGTAGTTTATAGTGGGCAGGTATATAGTTCTACAACACTATTTGATTATTCATTAGATTTGTCCGCATCCACAACAGGATTAACATTTAGTTGTTCGACATTTACAAATACTTTGGTAAATCAAGTTACTGAGTTAAAAAATGAATACTATGCATTAACCTCAGATTATACAAATTCCTTAAATGCATCATACTATGATTTATTAAATTTAGGATCAAGTCTTTCAGGTTTTGAAATACAAAATAATAATTGTGGTACAGATACGTTGGTTATTAATAACAATCAACAAACAGATAATTTATTTGGTTTAATAACTGAAAATTATGATGGTACTTTATCTGTTTATGAGACATATATCTATAGTGGTAGTACACCTTATACTGGTGGTACTTTAGTTGAAGTTTTAAGTGGTGTAACTGCACAAACATTTAATCAAACCACTTTTGTGGATGAAAACTGTTGTAAAACATTAAACAGTATTTTAAACGGTGAAGGTTTAGATGGGTTAGGATTGGGTAAAAACTACCAGTGGGACAGTAACAACGGATATTGTGTATGGAAACCAATTGATGGATGTAGTGTATGTGAAGGTGATTGTGAATACTGTGGAACTTTAAATGAATGTTCTAACGGATACTACACAGGTAATACATATAATATCTGTATTAACCCATTAGATTATTTAGATGTACAACCATCAGAAATCAATGTAAAAGATATGTTTGACCAATTAGTACAATCAAATCTAATTGATGTAAAAAGTAGACAAACTATTAGTGATTATCCATTACTAAGGTTATTCTATGAACTATATCTAAACGCCAATAATTGTGGTAAAGAATTGTCAGGTAAATTCACATATAATACTATGTTTGAATTTATGGATAAAATTGGGGACTATTGGTTAAATTTATTAGAACAAGTTGTCCCAGCAACTACGATTTGGGAAGGTTGTGATAATTCAGGTAAAGTATATAGAAACACGATTTTCGATCAAAACAAATTTCAGTATAAAAAATATAGTTTAAACTTTATTGAAACGACAACAGGTTGTACGTTAAGTGCGTATACAGATTTTAGTATTGGTTCGGAAGACGTTTATTCATTAGTAGAACAAATACCAATTTACCCTACTAATGATGTGATAAACAATATTAAAAATCAAATAAAAATAAAAAACATTCAAATAGAATTAGTTAAGGATAATATCGCTGCACAAAATAAAATATTGTGTTCGTTAAACTTACAAGATTTAGATACACCTAACCTACAATCTCAGATTGATGTGGTGACGGCACAAATACAATTATTGACTGGTAACCTTACTAATTTAGAAACACAATTAAGTAATTTACTTACTAATTTAAGTAATGAGGAAACCCAATATTTATTACAACAACAAAATTATTATAGTAATTTTATGAGTTGTAGTGGACTTACAGAAACTTTAGTACAGGCAGAAAATAATTTGGTTAATTTTATACCAGGAACTACACTGTACGAAAGACAAAGAAATTATATTTCTATTTTAAGAGATAAAGTTAATAAATGTGTTAGAGTTTCTAACACTTTAATTAGTGATTATAATAAGGTATTTATAACTCAAATTTATGATACAAATGAATATGAGGGTAATGTAACAATACTTGGTGATCCTGACTGGGAAGAAGGTGGGTATTTTTATAATCAAGAATTAATACATAATTGTACAACAGAATAAAATTAAATAGTATTTATAGGTAAATGGCTAGTATAAGAGGTAAAATAGAAAATCCAGTGTCTATTTCGGCAAATGTGATAAGTGAAATAGAATCACCTGTAAATGTGAATATATCTACTGACGTACATTATAATGCCTCATCTTTATCTACTTTCATAGAAACAGAAACCGCATTATTTTTACCAACTGATTTATCTAATGCAAAAAATTTATATGTTTTAAGTAATCCACAAAATTACGGTAACACAATTTTTTCTAATTTATTAACAGAAAAATTTATTATATTTTCTTTATCGGGTAATAGTAGTGATAGTAATATGTCTATTAAGGTAGAACCTAATAATGAATTATTATATATTGATGGCGGTAAAAAATATAAATTACTTTCCAGTAGAAATGAAAGTAAAAATTTTGGGTGGGAGCCAGTTAGTAATAGGTATCAGTATTCACACATAGAGAGAACTGATTTTGATAGTTTTGATTTCCCACAAGTTAGTATAAGTGGTACTAGGAAAATACCAACAACTACTGCAGACACACTTTGTGGTCCTGTCACATATACTGGTTATACATATGATAGATTAAATTATAATTGGTTCTTTGGTAGTAACGCAGGTATTTCATTTAATCCAATACAATCTGGTGGAACACCAGTTTCAATAACTGGATCAGTAATTTCACAGGAGGGAGTTTCATCTATATCAAACGTAGAGGGTAAACTATTGTTCTATACTAATGGAGAAACAATTTATACTAGTGGTAATACTATTATGGTTAACGGAACAGGATTATCTAGTTCTGGTACATCGACACAATCGTCAATTATAGTACCCAAACCTAATTCAAATAAGTACTATGTATTTACAACTGATTACAATGGATCACCAAATGGATTTGAGTATTCAGTAGTTAATATGGATTTACAAAATGGTAATGGTGAAGTAGAGGTAAAAAATAATAAAATTATTAATACCCCTATAACAGAAAAAGTTACATCTTGTTCACATAGTAATGGAGAAGACTATTGGGTGTTAGCACATACTAGTGGTGATACTAATTATTATTCATTTTTAGTTTCTCAGACTGGTTTAAGTGGTCCTGTGATAACAAGTATTGGTAGTACACATAATACTGCAAGAGGTTATATGAAAACATCTCCTGATGGTACTAAATTAGTTTCTTTAATATACGATGAAGATATTATCGATATATTTGATTTTGAATCATCTGCAGGTACCTTAAGTAACCTTATTACGATTACAGGTTTTACTTTTAATGTAGGACCTTACGGAATAGAGTTTTCTTCAGATTCATCAAAATTCTATGTTTCAGAAGGTGCTGGTGAAGAAATTTATCAGTTTAATTTATCATATACTTCAGCAACTGAAATGACTGAAAATGTTATAGAAATTGCTTCATTAAGTGGTAGTAGTTTAGGTGCATTACAGATGGGTCCTGATGAAAAAATATATGTTGCGGATTACGGAGTTGGATTCTTACATATGATTCACCGACCTAATGGTTTAGGTGTATTATGTAATTTTGAAAAAAATGGGTTTAATTTAACCACATCAGGTGTAACGGGAACTACCTCTTATTGGGGATTACCTAATGTTATTACAAACAAAACATTATCACCAGATAGGTTTGTATATCTTATCAATAGTGGTAGATTAGGATACCTATTTAATGTCTTAGTGAATAATGTTAATAATGTGGTGGAACCTAAAAAACTATCATATTATGGTGAGGTTTATAAGTATGATCAAATCAATAGTGGATTTAGTAATTCAGCACTATATAATTTTAGTATTGGTTATGAAAATTTAACAGGAAATACTGGAAATACTGTTTATTTACCAACGGTAAATTTAGGTGAAGGTGAGTTTCTTATTAAATCATATTGGACTTATGACGTTAATACATTTTTAGCAAAACAACAACAACTTAGAAAAAATACTTTAGATACCTACAAAAGGGGTACGTTATATGGTATATATTATCCAGAAACTGATTGGTATTTTATCAGTATGTTTGAGGCAGAAAAACCATTATTCAATAACTCAACTGCACCCGCACCTCCTAGTATAGATAGTTTAGTAGTACAAACGGTATTTACTAACACAGGGACAACGCAATATGTAGTTAATGGGTTATCTGATCCAATAGTTAGTTATAATGGTTCAGTTTTGGCAAAGGGAATAGAGTATAGTGCAAATACAACTGCATCTACACCATATATACAATTATTATTTACACCATTGGATAGACAAGTTCTTACATATGCGTATGTAGATAACGGAACATCAAATAATTTATATGGAGATGTATATAATATTACAACACCGATAACTAGTGGTGCGACTGGTACTGAAACTACAAATGATAGGGTATTTTATAATACAACACATAATAAATATGAATTTTATTTACTTTCATCACCTGCAAGTGATATTGTATTATCAATAAATGGTTCTATCCTATCTAAAGATATTGAATATTATTTATCAACATCTAACGATAGAAGAATTATATTAGAAGAAACATTAAATGTTGGTGACATAATTGAGGGATTTTATGTACCGAATTCAGGTATAAATGGATTAGTGCCAACAAATACACCAGATATAAATTGGTCAATAAATTCTGCACCTTTAAGTGTAAATGGTAAATTTACTTTAGAGTTTACTGATCCATCAGACATTTATTTCCAAAACATACTATATAGTGGAGTAACAGATTATGTTATTGGTGAAAAAACATATAAAATTTTAGTAACATTGACAAATGCTTTGGCTGGTGATAAATTTATATATAGAATAAAAAACGAAAAGTTTTACACACCTATTATGGGTGAAGTAATATATAGTTATGCATATAGTGATGTTAGTGAGATAGTAATACAATATAATAGTGGTGATGCATATTAAAAATAATAACATTCAATATATTTATTAAATAAATAAAAAAGGAAAATGAGTTACATAAATAAACAGAGTACTACCTTAGTAAGAGTAAAATTAACTGATATAGGTAGGGAACAATTAGCGAAAGGACAATTAACTTTTGCCAACTATATGATTGGTGATTCTGAGGTTGATTATAACTATGTAAAAGGTTGGAGTGAGTTCGTACCAAGTATAGGTGCAGCGACTGGGGAATTTTGGTTTCCTGAAGCAGATGGTAATATTGTAAAAAATATATATTCTAAAGTTTTACGACCTAAAGATGATAACCCATTCTTTTCTTCTTTTTTACTTGATCAAGCCAATCAATTTATTTTCCCACTTAATCAACAAAGTAATATACAATTAATAAAAGGTATTATTACAAATGAAGCGGATGATAGAGGATTTTTCTCAGGTTCTACTGTAGATACTGGATTAGTGGCACAAACAAATTCTACATTTATTTTAGAACAAGGTACTATTAATTTAAGTAAATTTAGTGGTACTACTGATTATACTACATTTACACAAGGTGTTTTAACATTAGACACCGCTTTAACTGCAACAAGTGTAAATGATTATATTATTTTTAGATTTAGTAACCCCACATTGGGTAATGTTACGGGATCAACAATGACTTCTGCAACAATAAATACGGTTTATAACATAACTAACATTGCAGGGTCAACCATTAAAGTGGATAGGGCATTACCAACACTTAGTGCATATTCAGGAACTATCATAACTTATTATACATTACCTGGAGGTGATGATCCTATGGACACATATTATGGGGCAAGTAGTCTTTCGGCATATTGGAATTCAGGAACATTGTCATTTCAGAACAGTTGTGATATATGTGTAGATAATATTCCTGTTTGGAATATGAATAATGTTTGGACAGAAAATCCTGCGGGATTATATAAAGATTCGCCAGTTAATTATCATGAAAACAATTTATTTGGTTCAGAACAATTTGTTGGTACGAAACAATACTTAGGTTATAATAGACAATTAACTGTTACTAACACAAATTCTATGATGGATAGTAAGAGTTATATGGATACATATAATAAATCCATATCAATACTTCACTACACAAATAGTTGTATTTCTAATTTTTACGGAGAACAATTCTATATTGATGAGGAGACAGGAAAACTACTTAACTTAGATATACCTGTTATGTGGCATAGAAGAAATGATTTAGGTACTGGTAGTGGAACTACATTAGGTATGAGATTTACTTCGGATACAATTAGAAAAACATTATCTAGTAATAATGACATTGAATATTATGATTTAATTGAATATAGTGGTATGTCAGTTAGTCCTACATTACCGTTGGCAGTAGGTAAAGTTTTCCCACAATTAAAAATTGTAGTTATTGATAACGAAGAGTTAATTGCTGGAATGTCATACAAATCTAATAGAAATTATACACTACCTGATTTAGCGGCAGAGTTAGTTTCACCTTTGAGTGGTAACTGTACTGGTGTTTTAAAGGCTGGTGAATCCCTATATTTAACATATTGGTTAGAGAATTTAGGTACTGGATCAACTGGTACTACCACAGTCACTACACCTATATTACCTTGTCAAAGATATACAGTAATCGATAATAAAACTAATACGGATAAAGACGTACAGTTTAGAATAGGTAATCTTAATGAATTACCTTATATGAGAAAAAGGGAAGACGTTAATTATGATGGATATGGATTTTTTGCAGATACTTTTAAAGTATTGGCACAGGTGGTTGATAAAACAACACAATCTAGACCTTTACCATCTAATTGGAAAGTAATTGATTTTACGTCCACAAATATTACGGTTAACAGTGGTGAAACAATAAGTCCGACACTATTTGAGAATCAAAACCCAAATATTACTGGATTTATTTTAACAGGTAATTTATATACGGGTGGAACCATTTTCAATTTAGGTAGTGAATTAGATATGTCTTCTGCTAGTTATTATGGTAAAATGACATTAGGTGATGAAAGGTTATTCTATGGTAACTTAAGAACTCACATATCGGCAACAATATATAAATCATTATTTAATATTACTATTGATGGTGCGAGTATCGCATCAACTAGTAATTCAACATTTGAATTCGGTAATGATAGATATGTTAGTGAGATAGGTATATTAGATAATAATCAGAATTTGGTTTTAGTTGGTAAATTGTCGAGACCTATAAAAATTTCTGACTCTACAACTGCATCCATAGAATTAACAATAGACTTTTAAAAAAATAATAAAATGGGATTTATAAATAGTGCATCAACAATAACTGTAAAGGCTAGATTAACTAAGGTTGGTAGAGAGAAAATATTATTGAATAATAATAAAATTTTTTCACATTTCACATTAGGTGACTCTGATGCTAATTACAACACTAGTGAAAAACTAACATCTGGTTTAATACCGACTAATAGTGGTGATATAGGGTATAACTTAAATACTAATGATAACATTTCTGAAAATGTATTTGTTAATAGTAAATTATACGTTACCGTTTCACCTAACACTAAAAAACAAGTTGAACCAAACTCATCTTCTATAAGTATGAATGCATTTAACGTTGGTGAGACTACGGTAAGTGGTACTAATTTAACTTATGTATCTTTAGATAAAAGTGATACATCCGATAAATTCACCAACCTATTTAAAAGTTTATCTTTACCAATAAGAAGTGTTGATAGTAATGTATTTACTGGTACTACTTCTAAAAACGGTGGTTGGTCAGACACACCATTTAGTGGTTTAGGTGTTAATAATATATTATTGGGTGTAATTGATAACAGTCAGTATGGTGAAATAATTGACGGTAAAAGTATAAAAATAAAATTACCAGTATATACTGGATTTACTACTGGTGGAGTACCTACAGGTATGACGACATATGAAATTTATAGTACATTCCCAAAAACCACTATACCAAAGGCGACATTAGATACTCAGTACAGAGATATTAGTTCATACCCTAAAGCATTATTTACAAATGATATTAACGTTTCATATTTGGTGTCAGATAGTGTACAGAAACCAAATAACGATTCTAATAAAAGTTGGTCAACTGGATACGATTCATTTAAACCATTTAGTTTAAATGGTAAAGAATTAATAAATGTACAAACAGTTGCCGATACACAAATATATTCTGATAAGATAGCGGGTGTAATGTATTTAGATAAAGGTATATTTGCAATAACTGACGAATATATTGTAGAAAACATCGCTTTAGATTTTAGTGGTAATAGTAATACAAATATTCTTAATAATGGTTTAGGACTTTACTATTATAGTGCTAGTACATATAATACGACAATAGATAGTATACAAAATGATTTTGTACAAAACATAGTGTGTATTGCGGCTAGAGGAGAATTCTATAACTCACAAAATGCTACATTAACTGTTAATGATGATGTAAGGATAAGTGAAATCGCAATAACAGATGTGGCGGGAAATATTTTGGCTATCGGTAAGACAGATCGACAAATAGTTAAAAAGAAAAATGATTTTGTTGTATTTGACGTACAGATAATTATATAAGTTAAAAAAAAAGTTTTTTATGAGTAGAATATTGGGGTTAGACGTGTCTACCAAAACAATAGGTATTTCACTTTTTGAAGATGGAGGGGAGAGTGGTAAATTACAATTATTGACACACATCACACCTAAAGTGAAACCAAATCCTAAAGACAATATTGAATTATTGATTAAAAAAGCACAAATATTTCAATTTGAGTTTTTAGAAAAGTATAGTGATATCGATATTAGTAGAGTTATAATCGAAGAACCGTTAGTTAGGTCAAACAATGTAAATACAGTTGCAACACTACTTAGATTTAACGGTATGATATGTAGATCAGTTTATGAAGTACTTAACATAATACCTGAATTTATTTCTTCTTATGATGCAAGAAAATTTGCTTATCCAGAACTTATGCAAATAAGAAAAACTAATAAAAAAGGTGAAAATTATAGTGAAAAAGAAATTAGTGGTAAACAACCAGTTCTTTTCGGTAACTATGATTGGGAAATCGATAAAAAAGTAGTAGTTTGGGAAAAAGTAAACGAAAGAGAGCCTCAAATTGTGTGGATGTATGATAGACACCAAAAATTAACTAAAGAAAATTATGATATGACGGATGCTTATACATGTGTTTTAGGACAGATGAGAAAAGAAGGTAAGTGGAAATAATATCGGTCTATTAACCTATAAATATTAATATCGGTTCTTTAACCGATATTTTTTTTGCCTTTTTTTTTGTTTATGTTAAAAAAATTACTATATTTGTAAAAGTTATGTCAGAACTAATAGTTGAAATATTAGAAGGTATTTTAGGGAAACCTAAAAATCATCACAAAGATAAGGGACAAATGTCCTTTGACTGTCCTGTTTGTTCTTATGAAATTAAAGGTTTAAGTAAAGGTGACGGTAAAGGTAATTTAGAGGTAAACTATGGACATAATGTATATAAATGCTGGGCTTGTTCAGAAACCAACGATACACACGGTAGTTTATATAAGTTAATTAAAAATTACGGAAACAAAAACGATTTAAAACAATATAAATTAATTAATCCTGAATCTATAAAGGATAAGAAAGTTAAAGAAAAGGTTGTTTTAAAAGGGTTACCTAAAGAATTTATACCGTTAAGTTTAGAAGATAGTAGTGAGGACTATAAACTTGCAATGGACTATTTAGTTAAAAGGAATATTAGTTTAGACACTATTAAAAAATATAATATAGGATTTTGTAAAACTGGTGAATACTCTAATAGGGTAATATTCCCTTCATACGACATTCACGGTGACATAAACTACTTCTTAGGTAGAAGTTATGATAAGTACACCAAACTAAAGTATAAGAACCCTGACATACCTAAAAGTGAAATTGTTTTTAATGAGGGAAAGGTTAATTGGGATTCGAATATATACATTGTTGAAGGTGTTTTCGATCATATAGTGGTACCCAACAGTATCCCTATGTTAGGTAAAGTTATAAGTGATGAACTATTCACTAAATTAGTAAAGAGGGCGGAATGTAAAGTAATAATATTATTAGACTCTGACGCATATAAGGATGCGATAAACCTCTATAAAAAATTAAACTCTACTAAATTACACGGTAGAGTTTTAATAGTTAAATTACCTGATGGTTATGACATATCTGACATAAACCAAAGGATTGGGAAGAAAGGTGTGATAGATATACTATCAACCGCAAAAAAAATAAAAGAAAGTTTAATATAATAAATATGAAAAGTAAAATCTATTTGGATGATGTAAGAACACCAATACAGGGCGATTGGGTTGTAGTTCGAAATTATGATGAGTTTGTGAAAAAAGTAGAAGAAATCGGTTTAGATAACATCGAACTTATTTCGTTAGATCATGATTTGGGAGATAGTGCGATGAATGAATGGCATAAAAATGTTTATTATAATTACGAATTAAATTATGATAACATTACAGAAAAAACTGGTATGGATTGTACTAAATGGTTAGTAGAACAATGGTTGGACGGAAAAACTGTTGTCGAAGTAGTTATCCACTCTGCTAATGCAATAGGTAGTGCTAATATGATGGGTTACATTAATAACTACAGACATATAAATAGATTACCACAAAATTGTGTGAGAGTTCAGATAGAACACACTGTTTAATTACATTTGTTGATAAGGGTCTCTTACAAAGGCTCTTATCTTTACTCTATTCCAATTTTTTAAATCCTCACCGTTATTACCTAATAATAGTATTGACATTGCTCTGTGCCAACCCTCAATTAATTCGTATTTACCTGTGCGATTTCTTTCTACAATTATTGGTTCATTCATACCAGTAGACGAAGCCATTCTTTTTTGAGTTTGCATCCTTTCTTCATCGTTAGGTACTAAATAAGCGTCAACATTACCAAAGTCCCTTTCTATAAAGGCATTAACAGTACTATTGTCAAAGTCTTCGGGATTAACATTAAGTACTTCTAATTTCCAAGGACCTTTTAGAAATCTATCCCAATAACCACCATCAAATCTTGCTAAAAATAAAATAGGGTCACCATAATAATTTTTGTTGATGTCTTCCATAGAGTTAACTGCAATATTATTAAAAAATATATCTTTTAAAACATATTCTGGTGTACTACCATAGTACTTTTTCAACCTATCATACATTTTTTTGTTGGTTGATGGTTCGTATTCTTTATAAATGGGAATACCTTCTTTTAATATATCTGAGAATTTCATAACTATTACTTCTTTTCGTTTATATTTATTTGGTGATCCCAAGTGTCTCGAATATCTGTCTCTACGTTATCCTCATCTATTTGATATTCATTTATCATATATTCTAACATTACTGGTAAGTATGTGTTATGGTGATAATATTCATTGTATACTACAGTAGCCCCGTAATTTCTAACACCCTCATACATTTTTAATTCAGGTTTAATAACCTCACCGTATATTTCAGGAAATGAACTACCATACATTTCCCAATTACGACTAAAACTAGCGTAAATGAAGTCAACCTCATCTGAGTCAGTATGAGACAATTTATCTTGTATGAACATATAAATGTCTTCATATACATTTGAATCATCAAATAAATCGGAGATATCGAAATTTGGGTCTGATCCTACTATATAGTTATAGATTATCTTAAATATTTTTTTTAAATAATTGTCTGTTAAATGAGTCATAATTTGTCTTTCTAATTAAATTTCAGTATAATTGTTAATAATAAATATTGTGCTAATGGATATAATTAAGGAACTATCAAAATTTAACCATATAAAATACTACGATGAACCCCATAAATATTACATAGATGGGGTTCAAACACTATCCTGTACTGGGTTTATCGGTAAATTTGAACATCATTTTGAAGATAATGTAGGTAAGGTAGATAAATGGGCGGAGAGACAGGGTCATATATATGAAGCCAAAAGTATGGCAGATAAATACGCCCATAAACAAAACTTCTTTCCAATGGAAGATGATCCTTATGGTAGACCAGATTACTCAAAACCAAAACCTGAATCTGAATGGGTTACCGAATCAGATATAGATAAACTATGGAAATACAAAAATCATCATGCAACTTATGAGGGTTCTACACTACATGACTACATTGAAAACTATTTGAGTAATAAAATAAAACCTTACCCTCAGTTTAGTCCCGAAGGTTTAAAATTTGATGAAATTAAAGACACCTTCGAAGTTATGAAGGGACACTTCCATAATTTCTATGAGGATACCGTAGTAAAGGGTAAATTAATACCTGTTAAGTCTGAGTTAGTGATTGGGGATAGTGAATTGTTATTATGCGGAATGGTTGATCAGTTATTTTGGAATGAAAGGCATCAGTGTTTACAGATATGGGATTGGAAAACAAATACCACTCTTAGGATGAAGAACGACTTCGGAAATAAAATGAAAGACTGTCTTTGGATGTTAGATGAGTGTGAATTTAACACATACTCACTCCAATTATCAATCTATAAAAAAATTATTGAAAGGAACACTAACCTAAAATTGGGTAGTTGTCACTTAGTGTGGTTCAATGAAGAAAATGATAACTATAAAATAATTAACTGTGATGATTTTTCACATCATGTAGATAATATGTTCGAAGTGTTAAAAACTAACAAAACATCACTCGATTAATTATTTGTAATAATAAAAAAAATATATTATATTTGTAAAATGGTAAAAAAGTTATTCCATATTGCGGACTTACACTTTAGGACGTTTAAAAGATTAGATGAGTCAGAGTTAGTCTGTCAAAAATTTTTAGAGGAGGTATCTAAATACATTGAAGATAATAATTTAATTCACAATGAGGTTAGAATTGTAATTGCGGGGGACATTGTACATCAAAAAATTACGATTTCTAATGAGTTATCTGTTTTAGTAACTTGGTTTTTAGATGAATGCACAAAACTTTGTCCTGTTATAGTAATTGCAGGTAATCACGATTTATTAGAGAATAATAAAGAAAGAGTGGATTCACTAACACCTGTTATTGAAAAAAGAACATTCAGTGAAAATGTTTCATACTTTAAAGAAAGTAAGTGTTATTTAGATGATAATATTGTATGGTGTGTTTATTCTATTTTTGAAGAAAATGTGAGACCGAATATTAAAGAGGCTAAAAAACTATATGGTAAGGATAAAAAATATATTGGATTATTTCACGCACCTGTTAATGGGGCAATCACCTCTATAGGGTTTGAATTTGAAGATCATTCTGAATTAGAACAGTTCGATGGTTGTGATGCCGTATTAATGGGAGACATTCATCACAGACAAAATTTTGTGAGGAAGGGTACTAATATCACATATTGTGGTAGTTTAATACAACAAGATTTTGGTGAAAGAGTGAGCGGTCACGGATACCTTGTGTGGGATGTGGAACATTTAGACTATACTGAACACGACATAAAAACTGATTATGGGTACTATGTATTTAAAATAAATTCATTGGATGATATTGACAATGAAAGAGAATACCTAACAAATTCATAATGGAAATACCTAAAAATTTAAAAGATGAAATATGGGAATATTGTCGATTAAATGATATATCCAATATAGATGAATTCATAATTAAAATGGTTCGTCAAGGGTATACAGTTGAAAAATTTGGTTCAACACCTTTAGGGTCTACCGAAGTTAAGGAAGTAGAAAAAATCGTTGAGGTAATTAAAGAAATACCTGTTGAAAAGATTATTGAAGTAATTAGGGAAGTACCCGTTGAAAAGATTATTGAAAAAGAAGTTATAATAACTGATGATATACAGATTACCGAATTGAGTAATAAACTAACTCAGTTGGAAGAGGAAAAGAAAATATTTTCCACTAAACTAATAGAAAATGAGTCTGAGTTACAAAAATTTTCCACTAAAGTAATAGAAATGGAAAATATTTTCCAAGATAAGTTATCTTTAAAGGATATTGAATTGGAAAAACTTAAATCAGAATTAGAATCTGAAAAGAAAAAAACTAAAAAAGAAACTGATATATATGGTGATGAAAAAAGAGGTGGTTGGTTTGGATCAAATATTTTAAAAAAATAATATATGGAAAAGACAGTAGTAAAAAGAACAAAATTGGTTGATGTACCAGAAAAGGCGCAGATAAGAGTTGATTGGCAAGATTACCCTGAAAATAGAACTATAGAAACAGTAAATAAGGTTAAAACGTATTTTTCAGAAAAATATAGTGTACACAAATCTTCTATTAAGATAAACTTCATCCCAATACTTAAAAATAGTGCGGGAAAAGTTATAGACATTACTGAGGGTTTGATAGATAACATTATGGACACTGCCTATCAGAGGGGGTTGTTTGTTGAATGGTTAAAGTTAAATGAGGTTACGGTTGATTACGAAAGACTTTGTAGGTTAGATGATAAGATTAACGAAATTCTTATTAATAATGAAGAAGAAGACATTAGATATCGAAGATGGAGTATTAAGAAATTGTGGTTAAATAATTTTCTTTCTTTTGGAGATAATAATGAGATTGAGTATAAAAATTTAGATGGGTTAACAGTTGTAAATTCTATTCCTGCAAATCAAGGAGGTAAAACTATTTTTACTATCGATTCATTACTATTCTTATTTTTTGGTAAGACAACTAAAACCGAAGTTAACTCAGAAGTGTTTAATACGTTTTCTAACAAGGACGATGTTTTAGTTGGGGGACATATAGAAATCGATGGTGATGAGTATATTATTGAGAGAACACTTAATAGAAAGTTATCTAAAAATGGTGAATATAAAATTTCCACATCATTAGAGTTTTATCGGATTTTATCTGATGGTACTAAAGAAAATTTAGAAGGTGAACAAAGAAGAGAGACTGATAAGTTAATTGAAGATACTATAGGTTCTTACGATGATTTCATGTTAACCATAGTTGCTACCTCAAAAAATTTAGAAGATTTAATGGAAACTAAACCTACACAAAGGGGTAGGTTGTTAACTAAATTTATTGGTTTAGAAATTATAGAAAAGAAGGAGGATATAAACAAAGGGTTGATGTCAGAATTTAAAAGTAAAATGAAATCGAACCTATTTAACACCAAACAGTTAGAATTAGATATTGAAGAATATAAAAGAAATATTAGTGATAATAGAATTGCAAATAAAGAAAACGATACAAAATTAAATGAGGTTTTAGGAAAAATAAAGACGGCTAAGGATAAGAAAGAAGACTTATTAGGAAAGAGATATAGTATTGATGATGAGATTAAAAAAGTAAATCCTGATACGTTAAAAAAAGAGATTGACTCTTTAACTAAAAGGGGAGTAACACTTAAAGAAACATTAGATGGTATTAATGAACAAATAAAAGTTATACCTAAATTTTCATACGATGAAGATACACATGAAGAGTATCGTACAGAAGAGAAAAACTTACTGGTAGAAAAAAATGGTATTGAATCCTCAATTAAATCAATAGAAAAATTAATTAAGGATTTGAAGGAGGGGGAAATCTGTCCCACATGTAAAAGAGCGTTAGACGAGGTTGATCATAGTTCAGAAATAAAGGATAATGAAAAACTTTTAAAAGTTAAGGAAAAGGAACTGAAGGGTATTGTCACAAAAATAGATAAGATTTGTGACAAACTAACTAAAATTAGTGAGGAAAAAAAGAACTCTGATTCATACGATAAATTAAGTCTTTCTAAAGATAAAACTGAAATAGACATCGACAGAATGAGAGTTGATTATAGAGAAAAAACATCTTTACTTAAAGACTATGAAAGAAATTCAGATTTTATTGAGGAAAATAGAAAGTTAGAAAGTAAAATTTTAGGTTACAATCAGTTAATTGAGACATTAGATGTAGAAAAAGACACTATTAAATCTAACATACAGACTATAGAAAATGATAGTAAGAATAAAGAAGAAAAAATAAATGAAAACAATTCTTTGATTGAACAGATTAAGAAAGAAGATGAGGTACTGAAAATTTTTGAAGTGTATAATAGAATGATTGGTAAAAATGGAATTTCTAAATTAGTTTTATCTTCAGTTATACCAATTATCAATCATGAACTTAACAGATTATTGGATGAAGTTTGTGATTTTGAAATCCAATTAGAGATTAACGATAAAAATGAAGTAGACTTTATACTTATTAAGAACGACATCATTAAAAAACTTAGAACAGGGTCTGGTTTAGAAACTACGTTGGCTTCATTGGCATTGAGAAGTGTCTTAGGTAGAATATCCACCTTACCAAAACCAAACGTAATAGTATTTGATGAGGTATTAGGTAAAGTTGCGAATATTAATTTGGATCAAGTTAAGATATTTTTTGATAAGATTAAGAAGATGTACGAAATCATATTTTTAATTAGTCATAACCCTATTGTACAAGATTGGGCAGACAAAATTATTACTGTTGAGAAAAATAATGACATTTCTTCTTTGCAAATCAATTAATTTTTACTATCTTTGTCACTATAATAAAAAAAGAACAATTTTTGTGGGTATTTATAATAAAAGAATATGGAGAGCACATTTTTAAAAAAGGTATGTTTAATAGGGTTGGGAGACGTTTCAGGACTTAAAGAAGATTTAACTGTATTATCTGAAAGTAGTGTAAATTTTGTTAGTGGTGAAGGTTTAATTATAGCAACTTTCCAAACCGCATTTTCAATAGGAGAATTAGAAGATTTGTTAAAGATGAATGAACGTTCTTTTATCATATTTGAAATGACATTAGGATTCTATTCTGCTAGTATTGCAAATAAAGAATTTCAGGTGGCATTATTTGGTGGGGATATAGATAATAGTAAGGTACCCTACAATATAATTGAGGAATCATTGAAACAAGTTAAAGATAAAATTTTTAGTGGTAAATTTGATGAAATAGAAAACATACCAATTAAAAGTGATGAGGAATTACTTGATGAGGCTTTGGAGAATGAAGATTATGAAACTGCGGCTAAATTAAGAGACTTAATAAATAAAAAACAAAAATAAATATATGTCAAACAAGTATCTAAATCCAAATGAGGATTGTATTAGCCTCTACATGAGAGATGTAAGGAAATCTGAAGTGATTACTGCAGAAAAAGAAGTGGAGTTGGCTAAAAAAATTCAGCATGGGGATAAGAAAGCCTTAGACGAATTAGTAAATGCCAATTTAAGATTTGTCATTAAAATTGCTAAGGAGTATCAGAATCAAGGGTTGGCGGTTGCAGATTTAATATCTGAAGGTAATTATGGTTTGATTACTGCGGCAAAAAAATTCGATCACACTAAAGGATTTAGATTTAACACATATGCAGTATGGTGGATTAAACAATCTATAATGCAGTCATTGAATGATAATTCTAGAACGGTAAGGTTACCTGGAAGTGTAATTAATAAATTATCTAAAATCAGAAAGGAAACTGATATTTTTGAAAAAGAAAATCAAAGATCTCCGTATGATGATGAGGTAGAACAAATACACATACCATCTTGTACCTCACTAAATACTACCATCAATGAGGACGGTGATGAGTTACTGACTTTGGTTGAAGATAAAACATTTACTCGTCCTGATCAAATGGAGGATGAGGAAGAAATGTTAAGAAAAAATGAAATGAAGAGGGCATTAAATGGTTTAAGTGAGAGAGAGATTGAAATAATTAATTGTTACTTCGGGATCAACGGTGAACCAATGACATTAGAAATGATTGGTGAGGAGGTAGGTTTAACTAAAGAAAGAGTTAGACAAATAAAAGAAACTTCGATAAGAAAGGTTAGAAATAATTTAGGTGGTATTTTTGATATATAAACCATAAAAAGTTAATGACTACTGGGGGACAATTTGTCCCCCATTATCTTTTCTATTTACTATAAAATAAAAAATTATTATATTTATTAAAAAAATAATTATGAAAAATGTGATTGAATTTGTAAAAAAATATAAAGTGTATATATTGGCAACATTATGT